CGATACCCTCCACTTCTTGTACACGTTACTCCACTTTTTGTACACGATACCCTCCACTTCTTGTACACGTTACTCCACTTTATGTACACAATGCTCCACTTTTTGTACACGTTCTTACTATATATATAAACAAGAGATAAACAAGAGATAAATAATCATCATCAAATAGTGGCGACGATACATTTTCAACAATTTCTTCTCTTCAACGAGCAGATTGTGGAAAACGACAACTTCTTTTGCTGATCTTTTGCTGAATAAGAAACGTCCATCAAGCCCTATAATCTACCTGACGGTTCTATCGTGTACAGAAAATGGAGTGCAATTACACCAATAGGGGACGAATTGACAAGTCACTCTTTGATGAACTAAAATTTTACGAAAGTCCGTTAATTACATCCGCAAAAATCCACCATTTACGATTCTATGGGGGACAAAATGACAACCTAAAACTATATTTATAACAGGTCTATTGTGTACAAAAAAGTGGAGCGCGTCCCCCTGTATACCTCAAAAACTTCGATAATTCGACAATCAGCCGCTTATATTATTTGGATTCACAGTATAGGAATCGTTGGACTTCATAGCAGCTTCCGTTCCAGCATCCTGCGCCTGATAGAGAATTTCCATCTTTGGGGCGGTTCCGTTCGGGTCTGGGTCTGTTCCGGTAGCCTGTGCCATCTCATAGCTACCAGACACCATCCGACAGACAGCGACCCTGTCCTTCAACGGCGTGTGGAGGTTTGCCAGAATCTCCGTCAGAACACCGATATGGTCTGAGCCGTGATCTCCGTACCGGATGTATAGCAAGGCATCTATCTCATAGGAGGAACACTCCATCATGGCATCTATGAGAATTCGCCGTTTCTCCAAATCGGAAAGGTCATCTTCAAGGTGTTCCAGCAGCTCTGGGTGAATGCAAGCGTCCATGTATCGAGCCACCGATACGCCGCAGCAGGTGAACCAGCGCATAGCCATCGGCAGGGAGATTGCTGCCAGACCTTGCTCCCAATTCGCTACCGTACCACGATTCACGCCCATTTTTGCCGCCAATTTCTGCTGGCTCAAGCCGGAACGCATTCGAGCTATCTCCAATGCTTTGGCTGTTCTTACTAAATATTCATCCATAAATTCTCACCCCTTCAACAAAATTCGGCAAAACTGCCGGATTCGACAAGCCAAAAAATGGAAAAAGCTGCTATGGAGAACCAACAGCAGCCTGTGTTATAACTGTACCATCGAAAAAACAATCAAAACAGGAGGTAACAATATGATTATCATTGACGGAATGCCCGCATCTGAGCCGAACGAAAGCAAAACGCCGAAACCGTGGGAGGGTTAGTGTATGAACCAGATTGACACCATGCTCATTCCCTATGCCCGCCAGACCGCTTTAAAACTGGTCTACAACCTTGCAAACAACGATGCTGATAAGTTTGCTTACGAAGAAGCTAAAAACGTTATGGAGCGCGCCATAGCCGCCTTAGACGATGGGCGCGACCCGGCAGACAACATCGAACGCATTGACGGACAGCTTGTGGAACTGTGAAAGGAGAAGAAGATGGACTTTACGAATGGATTCTATAAAGCCGAGAACCCTGTTGTTCTTGAAGAAGTGAAAGCCTTTCTCCAGTCAATGGAACGGCGTGGGGCAACCGTGAAAGACTTGGACGATGCCATTGTGCAGCTAAACAATGTTTCGCACAGCATCAGCACAAACGCGCTTGTCAAAGCAGATGTTCTGGACAAGTTGCCTGAAAACCCTTTTCGTTCCATGCTCAACGGAATGTTACAAAGCAAAGGGTAACTTAAACTTAATATGGCTCTTAATCATTGTCATTGCAATTTTTGGCTTTCCTGATGTGAAGTAATGAGTGTAAAGAAAATGTTCGATTTTTACGAAGTTGTTCAAAATACATTGACTTGACAACTGGAGGGTGTATAATCGTATCAAATGAACATCTGCACTTACCAATCGGGAGGATATGCCACAATGAGTGAACAGGAAAGAGCCAAGATTGACCGATTTATTGCATGGCTGCTGGAACATCCTGAAAAGATTCAGGCAGCTAAAGAAATAATAACTAACGCATGACAAAACCCCTTGTGCATAAGGCTACCAAAAGCCCGGCGCAAGGGGTTTTATTTGTACCGGGTCAATCTTTACAGACCTTCATCAGTTTTAAGAACCGGCTAGAATCAGATTTTACGGTTTCAGTTCCGCTGTGGCCATCTTCATACGTCACATAAAACGTGACGCTGGTTTTAGATTTTGCGGATGCTGCTCCGTAAACAGCACCGGGCAATCCGGCAATTGAACCGCCAACAGCGGAACGGAGTGCGGCGCTTCCGGCCTTCTTGCTTTCACCAGAGCCTACAATCTTTGCGGACACAGGTGTTTCGTACATTTTTGTTTTGAGCTTTTCTCTTTCAAGAAACATATCGTATCCGCGTTTACCTTTTATCAACATCATAGCCCCAATGGCTGCAACGATTAAAAAGGCGGTTGAAGAATACACAAGGAAAATAAATGAAGCAACCAAGAAAAGCGCACCGAAGGCAAATAAAAACCTATCACCCATGTGAGAGCTTTTGTCGTTCAGCAGTTCTTCTTTGCTAAATTTCTTTTTGCCCACACCGTCACCTCACATAGTTCTGATAAGCTTCATCAAAGCTTCACGCTTTTCTTTCGGCATCTCCACTAGCTTCTGCTCAATCCATTTAATATCCGCGTCAACTTCGCTTTGCGGCTGCTGTGGCGGGTTTTCTTTTTGCTCGCCAGAAACCAAAGCATCCACGCTTGTTTCAAAATAAGAAGCTATCTTATCAAGCGTTTCATATTTCAATGTTTGCTTTCTCCCGTTCTTCAAATCGGTCAAAGACCCACGGCTTGCGCCCGATTCCTTGCACATAGTGGTCACGTTTACTCCACGCTGCTTGCAGAGCTTTTCAATATTTTCGTACAAGTTTGCCATAATTCCAGTCCTCGCATTGTAAGGTTTGCTGAAATTACGCGAACGCTTAAAAAGGCCTTGCATTTTACGCGAAAGCGTATTATACTAAGACCGTACCGCGAAGGCGTAATGAATGATTTCTAGCAACTTCATTATATTACACTTATGCGTAAAAATCAATAGCCGGAGGTGAAATAATGGCTGAAAAAAAACCTCTGTGTGACTTTGGCAAACAAATCGAGATTGCTCTTATCCAAAAAGACAAGACCAACGACTGGTTGATTGAAAAAGTCAAGGAGGATACTGGACGATATTTTGACCGCTCTTACCTCTTCAAGGTTAAGACCGGAAAGCTGGAAACGCCCGGAATCAAGAAAAGCATCTGCCGGATTTTGAATATTCAGGATTCGGGAGCATAAGAAAGGAGAGAAAATGGCAAACATTCAAATTTTTGAATATCAGAACAACAAGGTTCGCACGGTCGATGTGGACGGCGAAGCGTGGTTCGTTCTGAAAGATGTGTGCGCTGTGCTTGGTATTAGCAATAACCGTATGGCTGCTGACCGATTGGATGATGACGAAAAGGGTGTCAGCCTGATTGACACCCTTGGCGGAAAACAGGAAATGGTAATTGTCAACGAGAGCGGTTTGTATCATGTCATTCTTCGCAGCGACAAACCAGAAGCGGCTCCTTTCCGCAGATGGGTTACGAACGATGTACTTCCTGCAATTCGCAAGACTGGAAGCTACAACGCACCGCAGCTTACCCGGTCGCAGCTCCTTGCAACTGCACTGATCGCAGCGCATGAGGAGCTGGAAGAGAAGGACAAGCAGATTGAAACCATGAAGCCGAAAGCACTTTTTGCTGACGCTGTGAGCGCTAGCAAAAAGAGCATTTTGGTTGGCGAAATGGCAAAGTTGCTGTCTCAGAACGGCATTAACATCGGTCAGAACCGCTTGTTTGACTGGCTACGCCGGAACGGCTATCTCATTAAAGACCCGAAACGTAGCGATTACAACTTGCCAACGCAGCGGAGTATGGAGATGGGGCTGTTTGAAATCAAAGAAACCACGATTCAGCACAGCGACCACATTTCCATTAACCGCACTCCTAAGATTTCCGGTCGCGGCCAAGTCTACTTTGTAAATCTCTTCTTGAAAGAAAAGAAGAACCAGAAAGCGGAGGGGTAAACATGGAACAAATCATCACCTTAAAGGTAGACCTTGAGTACCCGGACGAAGCGCACCACGCCATTGACGAAGCGACAAAGGCCTACGAGGGAAGCAAAAAGTGCTGGGATGCCTTTGAAATCAACGAAGCCAAAAGCAGAGCACGAGACATTTTGTACAACCTGTGCAATGAAGGTTACAGCATGATATGGACGGTCACGGATGGCGCTGTCGGCCTGACGATCTGGACAGATTTTAAGGAGCCTTGTGTTGGCCAGTGCTATATGCCCAAAGAAAGCCTGTACGACATCTGGGTTGAAAAGCTGGTTGCGCTGTGCGTTGCAACAGGTCAGGAAGTCCCGAAGTTCATCACAGATAAGGCTGGTGAGTGTTGGTGATGGAATTTCGAAAAGCACAAAGCCGCAAGCGCAGACTGAAGCTTGCAATGGCTGCTGGCGTATCCAGAAACGATGCCAACAAGGTGCTGTGGATGGAGAAATCCATCAACCAGTGCTTTGAACGTCACAATCGGGAAGCCAGACTGAAAGAGGAGATGCAGCGTGGAAGAAAAGTACTGTGAGCGCTGCGGCCTGTATCTTGGTGTGGTCAGACCGACAAGAAGGTACTGTTCAGAATGCAAGCGCAAGGTTGACAAAGAGCGTTACAGGAAGCACAAGAAGGCTGGAATTACATTCAAACCCCGTAAGGCATTCTGCGCATACTGCGGAAAGCCGATGCTGAAAAAAGTAGCATCGCAGAAGTACCACAATGGATGCGCCAAGAAAGCCTACAACGCAAAGGCGAACCTGAACGCGAAGGCAGCGTACAAAATCAAACAGCAAGAAAACAAGAAGCTGGAAAAGACGTTTCCATCTATCGGAGAAGTACAAGCCCTTGCGGACAAGCTTGGCAAGCACTACGGCGAAGTTTCGCAGATGCTTGCAACAGGGGAGTTGACCTATGAACGGTAGATACTACGGAAAGCGGGAAATCCGCTGGCACAGCCGGGAGAAAGACCGACTGGAACACATACATAATAGAAAGGACAAAGATGAAAGCACTGGTAGAAATCGTCCTGATCTGGGGAATCTTCTTAGCACTGGTTCTCGCAGCGTTCCTGCTGAACTTCTGGCTGATTCACAGGATTGACCTTCTGGTTGGCGTAAACGCAACGCGTGCAATCATTGGCATTGGCGCTCTGATGGCAACCATCTGGATTTTCGGGCACAAAGGTACAAAATGATGACACTCGCAGAAGTGATGCAAGCAAGAAACATCCGGTTATGCGATCTAAGCAGACAAAGCGGAGTTTCAAGGCCTACACTGGATGGCATTCTGGGCAAAAAGAAAGTATTTAACCAGACCGGTGTGCGGACAGAAACACTTTTAAGGCTCGCAAAAGTGCTGGATGCTGACATAGCCATTGACGGAACGAAGCCATATTACTTTGAACTTACATTAAGGGGATGAAAAAATGAAAACTTTGAAAGGAATGGCGCTTTCCATGCTTGGTCTGGTCGCGGCTATTGCAGCAGTTGGCTGCGGTGATGCGATTCAAGGATGCCAGACCACAGCGCAGATGCTTGGCTGGGTGATCGTGTCCTGCGGGCTTCTCGCAACGGCCATTTTGCTATGCGCGCTGGCAGTCAGCGAGGAGATGGACGAACGCAGCGAGCAAAAATGTCGCAAAATCAAGCGTGTTGCCCACCACACCAGCGAGTGGAGGGATGCACAGTGAAATGCCCGATGTGCGGCAGTGACAACATTGCAACGGTTGACAGTCGGCCTGAACACGACAGCATCACTCGACGCAAAAAGTGTCTTGTATGTAACTACCGGTGGTCTACCATCGAAATCGACAAAGACCAGTGGCACAGCGCGTTGCAAATCAAAGAGGAACGCAAGAGGGGGAGACCAAAAGATGATTAACCTTGACAGATTTGGTGGCGTGACAGAGCCGGAGGACGGCGTGTACTTTATGACCAACAAGCAGATGGCAGAAGCCAAAGAAACTGACCGACTGGCTGAAATCAAGGACTTGCAGTCTGAAATTGACGACAGGGAAGCGGAGTTGAAAGATCTCCGTGCACAGTTGGCAGAACTGATGGCTGGTTGATTTTGCACAGCCAAGTTAAGCCAAAGTAAGAACAATGAAGCCTAATGAAGCCGAAGAAAGGAGGGTGATTCCATGACCGATAAGGAACTTGTCGAGTATCTTTGCAAATGGTTTTACGTTGATTCTGACGGTACGTTGCACAGAAAAGACAGGAAAAACAGCGCAGGAAGCTACGATAAAGACGGTTATTTGATTGTGAAAATCAAAGGAAAGCAATACAAAGCACACCGCCTTGTGTACGCACTTCATTATGGGCTAATGCCTATTGGAGTGATCGATCATATCAATGGAATCAGGACAGACAACAGGATTGAAAATCTTCGCTGCGTAACCCAAGCTGATAATGTTGCAAATACTGTTCAGTCCAGAAACGCTTTAACTGGCGAGTACGGAATCTACGAAGACCGTTCAACGAAAGGTTTGAATCGCAGATATTCGTTCCACTTTAGCGGCAAAACATATCGATTCAAAACCATACAAGAAGCTAAGAAAGCAAAAGATGCTTTATGGAAGGAGAAATATGGAAACACTTGTGAAGCTTTCCAAAATTCAAGGCGAGCTGAAAGCCCCAAAAAGCCAGCGTAATTCTTTTGGTAAGTACAATTACCGCAGTTGCGAAGACATTCTGGAAGCAGTAAAGCCGCTCCTCGCAAAATATGGAGCGTGCCTTGTACTTGAAGACGAGCCAGTGCAAAGCGGCGAATATCACTACATTAAAGCGACTGCAACAATCTACGATTCGGAGAGCGGAGACAAAATTTCAAACACCGCATACGCTAGAGAACCTAAGCAGCAGTCTGGTATGTCGGATTCCCAACTTACCGGCACTGCAAGCAGCTACGCTAGAAAGTACGCTCTGAACGGTCTGTTCTGCATTGACGATACAAAGGACGCTGACACGGACGAGTACCAGAAGCAGACCGCAAGCAGGGCAAACAAGCCTGCGCAGAAGCAAACGGAAGCGGAAACCATCCCTCCATGCGCTTGCTGCGGAAAGCAGTTGCAGCCTATTCAGTACAACAACCGCACCGTATCGCCGCTGGAAACTGCAAGAAGCACGAAAAAACGATTTGGGCGCGTCCTGTGTTGGGACTGTGCTCAGAAACAGCCGAAGGAGGGCTAAATAATGCTCAACTCTATTGTAATTCAGGGTCGCCTGGTTCACACGCCAGAAGCTAAGGTCACGAAGTCCGGCAAGGATGTTTGCACGTTCAGCATTGCTTGCGACCGTCAGAGCTGCGGTCAGAAGGAAACCGACTTCTTCAACTGCACTGCATTTGGTAATACGGCACTGTTCGTTTCCAAGTGGTTCCAGAAGGGCAGCCTGATTCTGGTGACTGGTAGCATCCAGACCCGGAAGTATACCGACAAGCAGGGAAACAACCGCACCGCAACGGAAATCATGGCGAACAAGGTTGACTTCTGCGGTGGCAAATCGGACAGCAAGCCCGCTGATCGGGCGCAGGATGCACCGCAGAACTGCTCGCAGGGAAACACGGATGACTTCTCTGTGATTGACGACAGTTCTGATCTCCCTTTTAACTAACGGTTACGCTACCGGGACAAAAGGCGAACCACCTACCTTATATAATAGCTGCGCTATCTGGCTGGACGGGCGTTTGGAAAGATGAAACACTTGGGCGATATCACAAAGATTCACGGAGACCAGATAGAGCCTGTGGATTGCATCACGTTCGGTAGCCCGTGCCAGGATTTGTCCATTGCTGGGCGCAGGGCAGGACTTGCGGGAGAACGCTCCGGGTTGTTCATGGAAGCGGTTCGAATCATAAAAGAAATGAGGTCAAGCACAAATGGACTGTATCCAACTTTCGCTGTTTGGGAAAACGTGCCAGGAGCGTTCAGTTCCAACGGAGGAGAAGATTTCAGGGCCGTGCTGGAAGAACTTGCCCGCGTGGAACAACCAGACGCTTCAATTCCTCGACCTTTGGGTAGGGGGGGCAGGTGGAGCAAAGCCGGAGCAATCGCCGGAAACGGATGGTCTCTGGCTTGGCGACAGCTTGATGCTCAATATTGGGGAGTCCCCCAGAGAAGAAAGCGTATCGCTCTTGTCGCAGATTTTGGAGGTCAACGTGCCGCAGAAATACTTTTTGAGCGCACGAGCCTGTCAGGGAATCCTGACTCGTGCGTCAAGACGTGGAAAGAAGTTGCCGGACTTGCTGCAAATGGCACTGCTGGAAATGATCGAGTGGTGGGGCAAAATGCCTACACCCTGAAAATTAGAGGTGGATGTGCTGGCGGCGGAAAGGGAGCATTGGTACAGACGGAAAAAGTGGGAACACTTTCAACGTTGCAAGACCAAACTGTGTTTCAACCGGTTCGTGTAACGGAAGCAATCCCAATAAATACACAGATAGCGACACGGTATATTTCCATGGGAGAGCGCACTGGGCTTGGGATTGGCGAAGATGGTGAACCAGCATATACGTTGCAGGCAAATCATGAACACGGCGTGTGTTATTGCATTGCCGGAAACATTATTGATCGTTCTGAAACGGCCGGCGCAAATGGTTCCGGCGTGAAGGAAAACCAGAGCTACACGCTGAACACTGTTGACCGTCCAGCAGTAGCGTATAAGGTCTTTGATGCGCGTGGAAATGGTGACGGCAGAACTTGTCCAACCATAACAGGCGACCACGAAAACAGAATCACAGATTACACGGCCATTGCAATCGAACGCAAGACCTTCAACGAACAGTCGTTCAGCAGCTACAAAGAAAGCGGCAAATGCTCAACCTTGAAAGCAAAAGCGGGAAACATCGGCAATGGCAGCGAATGCCTGATTGCGGAGAAAGCCATCCGCTGGATTGTTCGCCGTCTGACCCCTGTTGAATGCGAACGGTTACAAGGCTACCCTGACGATTACACCAACATTGGGGACTGGACGGATAGCAAAGGAAAGAAGCACAAATACGCTGACAGCCCACGGTACAAGGCTTTGGGCAACTCCATAGCCCTGCCACAGTGGTTCTGGTTGGTGCAGAGGATGTGCCCCTACCTGAAAGAAAAACCGACACTGGGCAGTCTGTTTGACGGAATCGGCGGTTTTCCGCTTGTGTGGGAGACCACATACGGAAAAGGCACAGCACGGTTTGCATCGGAAATCGAAGAGTTCCCGATGGCTGTAACAAAAAGGAGATTTGGCGAAGAATGATTACCTGTTGTCTGAACTGCACATCGCGCCACCAAGCCTGCCACGACACTTGCGAAAAGTACAAGGCAGAAAAGAAAGACTTTGAGGAGCGCAAAGCGTTCGTGTATGAGCTGAACCACAGCCGGAGCGTGTATCGCCGTGATTACGAGGACAAGTACCGGGAACGTGGCAAGAAACGTTTTCTCGGAAGTGAATTCAGAGGTGAACGAGGATGAATCAGTGGATCAATGTCAAAGATAAGTTACCAGAGATGACGGAAGAAGTTACCGAAGTGGACGGCGACAGAGAATATACGCTTTGGTATGAGAGCAAGCCTGTTCTGGTGTTTGATAAAACCATGTATGACGAAAATAGCAGAATGCAAACGGCAGTACTTACAGACGATGGTGATTGGCTGACAACGTTTGATGAAAAAAGACTTGAAAACGTAACCCACTGGATGGCTTTACCTGATGAACCAAAGGACAACGAATGAACACCGGCAAGCAGTTTGAAGCAGACTTCAAAGCATCCGTCCCATCCGATGCGTGGTGCTACCGTCTAAAAGACAGTGCTGCCACCTACTACGGCGGCAACGAGAACCTGTCCTTTTCCATCGACAACATCTGCGACTTCCTTGTGTACCGATACCCGATGAACCACCTGTTTGAACTGAAAACTATCGAAACGCCCTCTATCCCTTTGGAAAAGGTGTTCGGCAAGTACGATAAGGCAAAGTGCAAATACCGCAAGGAAAAGCACATCACTGACATGGTGGATGCGATGGGGTACGGCGGTCAGACCGCCCATGTGATAGTGAATTACAGGGCGGTCAACCGCACCTTTGCAATCCCTGCCAGCAAGGTTTTGACGTTCCGTTACAACGAGAGCCGGAAGAGCATCCCTTGGCAGTGGGCAGAGAAAGAGGGGATAGAGGTCAAAGCAAAAAGGCTGCGTGTCCATTGGCGGTATGACGTGGACGGGCTGCTAAAGAGATTGGAGAAAGAAAATGAGCATGAAATGTGACCGCTGCGGAGAAGTGTTTAATCCTGAACCGCCCGATGAGATGGGGAGGCATAAGCCAAATGCCGTGATTCTGGTTGACAAGAACGTGCATGACGCATGGGACTACTGGAGTTGCGATTGTTATGATGAACCATTTCTTTGCCCATCTTGCATGGCAAAGCTGAACGACTGGCTGAAAGGAGAGCAGAGGTGAGTAAGAAAGTTTCAGACATCCTGCCCAAGACGGAAATCTTGGCGCAGTTGGCAGAAGAAGCATCCGAGTTGGCACAGGCTGCATTGAAGCTGCGCCGGGCACTGGATGGTACGAACCCGACACCGAAGAGCGTTGCAGAGTGCGAAGCAAATCTGATGGAAGAATTTGCAGACATAAGTAACGCAGTCACTGATTTATGCGATGCTTGGTTTGGAGATAACCTCGATTCCGAACGCGAATTTTGGGACGCAGAGCTTGAAATTGAGGACGCTAAATACAAACGCTGGCTCTCTCGCCTTGAAGCAAAGGAGGATAAAAATGGCTGAATATCATGTTGGCTGCGGGATGTTTGGCATTTATGCAGGAACTGTAAAAGCAAACGGAAAAGAGTGGAAAGATAAAACTCGTGTTACGGATGAAGCAGTAGAAGCGGTTCGAGACTGGCTTGTTTCTAAGGCAGAAGAAGAAAAACAAGGCTTTTATGGTTACGCTTGGGATACCAAAGACGGAAAGACTGTGATCTTGAAAGTCACCATTAAAAACAAGGAGCAGCCGGATGAATAAATTTGGAAACTGCCCCCTGTGCGGAAAGCAGGAAGAGCTGAGAGAAAGGTGGAGCTAACAATGTTTGAATTTGCGACTCGCTGGCTGGTCTGCCTAGTCATGCTGGCGGTAGTAGTTCAGTCCGAAAGGACAATCAAAGACATGACAGACGACCAGTTTGAAGAACGGCAGGCAATGTTCGTCTGGCTGTTCATCAACGTGTGTCTGACCGTTTGTACGGCTGTTGTGATGGGGTTGAAATGATGAAAATTTGTGATATTGAGAGAAAAGAAATCAATTTTGGGTGTCTGGAATATGGAGATGTGTTTGAGCTGAACGGCGAAATTCTCGTGAAAGCTAACGTGAACCTTTCTGTAAGTAAATTGTCTGGAGGTGTCAGCTTAAAAAGCGGAGAGTTTTTGCAGATAGATGAGCTTTTCCCCGTCAAGATGGTAAACGCTTATCTCCAGTTGGAAGGATAAGAAAAATCATGGAAAACGAACTTTACTGTCCGATGAAGATGGCCAGCAATCCGCTTGGTCGGTGCGTATGCGAGAAAGAAAAGTGTGCTTGGTGGCGGCAGTTAGACAACTGTTGTTCTATCTTGCAGATTGCACGGAAGCTAGACAACATCGAAACGAAAATGAAGAGGTGAACGAGGATGAGACTTGTTGACACAGAGGATGTTATTGATGCATTGGGGAACATGGGAGAAGAAATCGACCTAAAAGAAGCCGAAGAATGGGTTGATACGGTTCCAACCGCTATGCAGTTGTGGACAAGTGTAAAAGACGCACAACCTATTGAAAATGGGGTTTATTTTGTTGTCTACGATTTTTGGTATTGGAGAAACTGTATTAGAACAATGCAGTTCAAAGATGGGAAATGGGTCGATGATGAATACCCGGTCAAGTTTTGGATGCCAATTCCTAGAATTCCAAAAGAGGATGAATAATGAACGAACTTAACGAAAAGTACGAAATTATTTACACAGACCCACCGTGGCCGCAGAAAAAAGGAAACGTCAGAAAATGCAGACCGAATCAAGGAAAAGAACTTGATTACAAAACTCTTTCGCTTGATGATTGCTTTTCTATTCAAGACGTTTTCTTTGAAAATACAGCAGACCGCCATAATGTGTTTATGTGGTGCATTGACAAGTTCTTGATGGAAGCGGAACGGCAAATGGCAAAGCGTGGCTACAAACTCCATGCGAGAATGGTTTGGGATAAAGAAAACGGCGTTGCTCCTGCTTTTACGGTTCGGTTCTCGCACGAATATCTCTTGTGGTTCTACAAGCCCGGAAAAATGCTGATGCCAAGAAAAGAAACGAGAGGTAAATACACAACGATACTTCGAGAGCCCGCTACATACCATAGTCATAAACCGCAATGCGCCTATAAAATGTTAGAGGATATGTTTCCGACAGCTAAAAAGATTGAACTATTTGCAAGAAATCATCGTGATGGATGGGACGCTTTCGGAAATCAAATTGAGGAGGTCTGATACATGTCAACACCCCCGAAGCGTGGTCGTGGCAGACCGCCGCTGACCGAAGCCGAAAAGAAAAAGCGTGAGAAGCGGGCGCAAAAAGCGAAAGAAGAAGCCGCTGCGAAGCGTGAGAAAGAGCGAGAGAAGAAGAAGCAACAGATGCTTAACAAGCGGAAATCTATCCGCTCACAGGTGAGTAAAAAGGTGAAAGAGCAACAGGAGTTAGCAATCACGAGGTCTAAGATGCTGAACACAGGCGATTTGCAGTCAAGAATCGGTGATGAAGAGGACAAGAAAGTCATCGGCATGATTGCAGCCAAGTATTTTGGCGACCTTCCAAGCGTGGACATGAACAACCCAATTGAAGTGCAGCAACGCCTTGACTTCTTCTTTGACGCTTGCATCGAAGCCAGAATCTCCCCTGTGGTGGAATGGATCGCGCTAGTGCTGGGCATCGAATGGGTGAGCCTGAAGCAGATTATGGCGGGCAAGCGCCGTGACGACAGCTTGCAGCAGAAGTACATCCTCAAGCTGATTCTGCAAATGCAGTCCATGTGGGCATACAACGGTATGTACGGTCAGGAGAACCCGGCAGAGTGGATTTTCAGAGCCAAGAACTACTTTGGTATGCGTGACAACGTGGAAGTCACCGTTGCGCCGCCTGAACAGCCGTTGGGCGATGCCCAGAGCGCAGAACAGCTCGCCCAGAAGTACCAGACGGCTTTGCCTAAGGGGATTGACGTGGAGTACAGAGAGGTAAAAGATGAATGAACGGATTTCTTTTTACGAAAGACGGAAAACTTATATGCGAACTCACCGAAATATCCTTTGAGCCTTACAAAGACAAACGAATAATCAAAGTCCGATGTACGGTTTGTGGACGTATCAAAAGAATCCAAAAATGGAAGTTCGATTTTGCGGAAGGTTCGTCAAAATACAAATGGCTTAAGTGCAACTGTTATGGCGATTACGCGACGGAGCGTGTAATGGTGAAATGAGCAGCAAAGCGTTACGGCAGATGTATAAAGAACATCACATCTGCATCCATTGCGGTCAGAACGATGCAATGCCAGGCAGAGTATCATGTGCGGAGTGTTTAGCAAAAGACCTCGAAAGGCACACGCAAGCGTACGAAAGCCTTTCAGGCGAAACAAAAGCTGCGTATCTGCAAAAACGCAATGAGCGGCAACGTGAAAAGCGCAAAAGGCTGGCTGCGAAAGGAATTTGCACCATTTGTCTGAAACGTCCAATGTCAAAAGGCTATCGCTCTTGCATCGAGTGTCGAACAAAAGATGCTCAAAAGAGAGCGAGAAACAGCAAGGAATACAGAAGGACATCTGGCACTTGCGCCTATTGCGATGAACCACCAATTCCCGGCAAGCGTTGCTGTCCGAAGCACTATGCAAGCCGCATTGTTGGCATCACAAAATGTAGGCAGTCAGAGGGCTTTCGTCTGGCGCAAATCGAACAGAAAAAGCGTATAAACGTCTTTTGGAGAGAAATGGAATGGGAAAGAAATCAAAGAATGAAACAGCCCCAATGGATACACCCATGACCCCGTTGATTGACTTCTCCGACCCGTGCCTACGCACGTTCCTGCCTGTCCTCTTGCAAGACCACACGACTGGCAAGAATATCATCTGGGCGACAGACCCGCCGCCTGAACTAGGCGTGGGCTTTGCAGATGAAATCACACTGGAACAGTTAGACAAAGTTCAGCTTGTCCCTCGTGTGCAGAAACGGCTGGCAGACCAGAAGAAACGAACCAGCAAGAAAGCAGAGGTGTTTACGCCGACTTGGGTTTGCAAGAAGATGACAGACGTTGCCGAAAACGACCTGAAGGGCGAGGACTGGAAGGAGTACATCAACAAGACTTGTCTTGAAGTCACCTGTGGAGAAGCACCGTTCCTCACAAGCCGATACGACACCACAACAGGGCAGATGATTGCCGTGCCGGACAGAATCGGTCTGCTGGATAGAAAGCTAAATGTTCTGGCAGAGCAGTTCCATGACTACAATATGTGGATGTTCTGGGCAATTATCGCCTACAAATCGACATACGGCTATGAGTGGCAAGGAGACAACCTCTTTCTGGCAAGGTGCAACCTGTTCCTGACACTGATTGAAAATTTTAGGTATCGGTTTGATGCTGAAAAGCTAGAAATTGGCTTCATGCATATTTTTCTTGACTGTATCGCAGACATCATCTCATGGAACGTCTGGCAGATGGATGGTCTAAAAAAGACAGTGCCCGGCACGGACATTCCGTGCAAAATCAAAGACTGGAAAGCCAACAAAGAAATCTTGTTCAAGGATGTTGGGGAAGAGAAAAATGAGATTAGTTGATGCAGATAAGTTGATTTGTTTTCTTGAAGGCTACAAGTCTGCTCCTATCGTTACAAGAAAAGAAAATCCGATTTCAGTAGAACGAGTAATTGAGATTTTTTGTAACCATGTAAAAGCTGCTTGCACAATCAATCAAGAGACGATGCGCCCGATTGCGCACTTAAACATTTATCCGAATGATGATGATATGGATAAGACTTGCTATTGTTCTAATTGCAACGAGCATTTCCCGGAAGATTGGCTCTATCCGGGTTGGGAGCACGGCAATACAAAGCTAAAGCCTATCAAATACTGCCCTTATTGCGGAGCAGAATTTGAAAATGAATGCTGACAAAAGGAGAGAAGCTAATGCAGGCTGACAGAGGAATCTACCACAAGCGAGTGTGTGACCGCTGCGGAGCGGTTCTAGGCGGCAGGATGATGAACCCTGACGAATACTTCAAGGACTGGGGATGGCGCAGGGACACAGGCGACCTGTGCCCGGAGTGCTATGCAGAGTATAAGCGAGTGATCGGACGGTTCAATAGGGGAAAGAGAGGGCAGAGATAATGAAAAAGTGTGCTCTTTACAGGTGCAAACAGTGCTTTGCAACCATGGCAGACGAAGGCGATGTCAGAATCGATAAAGACATCGTTGATTGGATGTTTGAAAACGAAATGGAAGAAAGCAAAATTGGGTTTATCGCAAAATTCAAAATAAGCGATAAAGTCCTCATTCATCGTTGTGACAATAACACTGTTGGCTTATGCGAGTTTATCGGATGGAAGGAGATAGAGAAATGAATTTCTACTGCACTACTGAACATTGCTCTTGCATGGGCATTAAACAGTTCTCTGCTGGCAAGGCTATCCGATGCACAGCAGAATCCTGCAAGAACAAATCTGAGCCGTCCTGCGGCTCTTGCAAATGGTACGCAGAGCCTGAGGGCGTGTGCGTGAACGACCAGTCAGAACACGTTGCAGACTTCGTGTGGGACGAACGTGGATGCAAGGAATGGGAGAAGAAAGATGAAACGTCAGCGGACCTATAAAGGGCTTATTGGCAAGGGCTGGTACGACCAAAGCGAATTTAGCCACAGATACGCTTGCTGGGCAAATCATCGCAACAACTGGGCTATCTGCAAGGCTGACAACCGCAAGCTGGCAAAGGCAAGATTGAAGCAGATTGAACGCCAGCAAATCAAAAAGGAGCTGGACGAATATGAGCTATGATATTTCGCTGTGCGACCCTGTAACGCATGAACCGCTCAAAGCGGATAGTACACATTTTATTGCTGGTGGTATGCACTCTATGGGCGGTACAAAAGAATTGTGGCTCAACGTCACCTATAATTACGGTCACTTCTATTATCGACCGGAAGTGTTTGGTGAGAACGGCATCCGCTCCATCTACGGCAAGACAGGCGCAGAGAGCATCCCGATGCTTGAAAAAGCCATTTCTGCACTAGGCGACGATGTAGACGACAGCAACTACTGGAACGCCACAGAGGGCAACGCCAAACGTGCCTTGTACGGTCTGCTGGCGTTTGCAAAGATGCGTCCTGACGGTGTGTGGGACGGAGATTGAAAGGAGAAAGAAAAATGTCTTTGTTTGAAATTGTACTCGGTTTTGTTTTGACGACAATGATTGGCTTTGTGCTCGTTTTTCCGATTTATTTGGTCGAAAAATATATAGTTCTTAGCATTTTGGACGAATACATAGACAACGTAATCTTAAAAGCCATTGCGGTTGTAGCAGTCAATGTTCTTTTCTTTCTCGTTGGGTTTGCAATCATCTTTAGTGTTTATGGTTATAAGTGTTGATAACACGATTTGAAGGGAGAACGTGCAATGAGAGCCAGACCGATTGATGCCAATGCACTACGGAAACGCATTGAAGAATGGATGCAGGAATTAGAGCAAGAGTTTACTGTCGAGTACGCCTACATGGGCTATGCGCTAGACGATGTGCTTGACTACATCGACACTGCGCCAACAATCGAGGTGAAAGACAATGGCTAATTATCCAGAATACCTTGAACGAAGCGCACTTATCGAAAGAATCGAGAAAGCATATTGCGATGGCTGCGAAAACTACAATGGAGTTAGATGCAGTGCTTGCGGTATTGGCGATGCCATTGAAGTTGTGGAAGATGCCCCAACAGCCTTAGAACGTACCGCTGAATGGATTGCGCAAGACGAAGATAAGACGAGGTTCATGTGCAGTAATTGCCATGCGAGAAACAACCGAGACCGCTACAACTACTGCCCGAACTGCGGTTCTTTGATGGAGAACAGGTTATGAGTAACGCACTTTGGCATCCAGCAAGCGAACCGCCACGAGAGCGGACGCAGCCTTTGTTGCTTGCGACTAAGAAAACGTGGCGTGATAAAGATGGAAAATTGTTGCAAGGAATCTCGCCGACAGCGTACTTTCTTGGCTGTTATGCAGACGGTCAGTTCTGGGATGAGATAGGCGAGAGACTGCCGAAAGATGTAACGGTAACGCATTGGATGACGTTTCCGATGTTATAGGAGGGCTTATGGAGAACGGTATCGTTATTACGCAAGATATGATTGACTCGTTTACGGCTGCTATGCGAGAAGCGTACAGAGCATACGGAGATGATGAGGAGCGTGTGCATGGCATAATGGATGGCATTATGTGCGAAACCTTAGACAGGCTTGGCTTTACAGAAGGTGTGGAAATTTTTAACGAAACACCGAAATGGTATGCGTAAGGAGCAGTAAACATGACGAACAAGAAGTTTGGCATCATCGTTATGGACTTGAGCCTTTTTGACTTCGGGCCGAAGCCACCTTGCGGGTACATCAAGGCAAAACATATCCGCCCAGCTTACGGCAAAGGCGCAAGGCCTGTCAAGGCGCATAAGCGAATTACGAGAACGAGAGAGGGATTCAGAAAATGAAAAAACTTAAATTTCCTGAAGATTTCTTTGCGTACGACAACCCAGACTGCCCTAACAAGGACATTGAAAAAGCCGTGAACAAAATGAAGAACTGGATGAAGGGCGAGACCTACAAGAGTAACCCTTGGTTCTTTATGGCAGCTGGTAACTATCTGATTGTCGGTCTGATTGATGAGGACGGGCAGAAAACAATCTACGTTGCACGGAAGTATTATGAAATAGTCAATATTCCGGGCGAAGGCTGGCTGCGTGAATCTGACGCTGAGTGCCCAATTTAAGGAGGACTAAAAATGGAAAAACTCAAGAGATGTCCATTCTGCGGTGCGGAACCACCGACTGTAAAAGTGCTTCATCCACTTGACATTAACATGGCTAATTGGGTTGTCTGCGGAAAATGCGGGGTAAGCACTTCTGTAACATTTGGCAAGGAAAAAGCCATCGAAGCATGGAACAAACGCTACAAAGAGGACTGAGTATGGAGCAGGAACACAAGCCGAGAACATCAATGATTCTTCTGTTGGAACACATTCATGCGATGAACGAGCTTACGAATGAGGAATTTGGAGCATTCGTCCGCAACTATGCACAGTATGTTGAGACTGGGTTTGAGCCAGCATACGACAACGACCGTGCTATGCGGATGCTCTGGAAAGTTGTTAAGGCGTTCGATGATATGAATGCACAGAAAAGACAGGAGCGAATTGAGAAAAACAGGCGGAGTGCAAATAAACGTTGGAACGATGAAAAATGCAAGTGCATACAAACGCATACCAATGATGCAAACGCATACGCTGGTATGCAAAATATGCAAATGGATGCAAACGATGCCTTATCTGTATCTGATTCTGTATCTGGATCTGATAAAAAAGAAAAATGTGAAAAGAAAAATGCTAACGAAGTAAAACGCTTCAAAGCACCGACTGTCGAAGAAGCGAAATCCTACTTTTCCGAAAAGGGATACGGCGGGCTGGAAGCGGAGCGGTTCATTGACCACTTCACGGCAAATGGCTGGAAGGTTGGCAAATCGCCCATGAAGGACTGGAAAGCTGCTGCGCGGAACTGGATGCGTAACGTGAAGGACTGGAACGGCGGCTATCAGCAAACAATGGCTGAATTGCCTGATGAGGGAGACTTTCTGCGGTGAATATTGAAAATCAGACCCAATACATCCTGCTGGGAGCAGTCCTCACGTTCTCGGAATACGCAGATGTGCTGCAAGACCTTAAAATCGACGATTTCTGCCCTGAACTGCATGATACATTCGCTGCAATTCGTGGCTATTGGGAGCACAACGACAAATGGAACCCGGTAGAAGTCATGGGGCGGTACGATAACTGCAAGAAAGCAATGGGTGAGTGTCTGGATGCCTTTGGCGCAGAGTTCATCCGCAACGTCACCCATGACATGATGCTTGGATGGGCAAGAATCGTCAAGGAACAGGCAGCGTTGTCCAGAGCCAGAGAGCTTGCGTTCAAAATCGTTGATGGCTCGACCAGATACGCAGACCTAACAGGCATTTATGAGCAGCTAGGCGAAGCTATCAACCTGCACAACGAAAGAAGCGATTTCATCCAGATGTGTGACGGCATAGACAATTATATCCGCAAGCTGGATAATAAGCCAGAGTATATCAGCACAGGACTTAGAGTGCTGGACAACAACTTGCACCTTGTGCCAGGAAACTTCGTTGTGATCGGCGGAAGACCGTCTGCTGGTAAGACCGCTCTGTCCCTGCAACTTGCCTGTGAAATAGCCAAGAACGGACGCAAGGTGGCGTATTTCAGCCTAGAGACAGACCCAGACACGCTCTACGCTCGTATTATCGCAAACCAGCTAGGCGTACCGCTGCACACAGTCAAAAACAAGACTGTCAGCATTGACGAGCTTGACCGACTGGCAGCTATCAAGAAATATCCGCTGTTCGTCCGTTCTGCCGCTGGTAAGAGCGTTGGGTGGATTAGAACACAGTCCATCAGGATGCAAGCCAAAGTGGTTTTCATCGACTATTTACAGCTTATCCATCAAGCCGGAGCGAAAGACCGATACAGTGCCGTCACGGAGATCAGCATGGCACTGCATGAGTTCGCACAGTCCACAGGAACGCTGGTGGTCGCTCTTGCACAGCTCAATCGAGAGACCGCAAGAGCAGGCATCCCACCGACTGCCGCAGACCTACGAGAGAGCGGACAGATTGAGCAGGACGCAGATGCAATCATCCTGTTGGCACAGAACGTGACAACAAAAAAGCGGCCAGAGAAGCACTATCACTTTGCGCTTGAGAAAAACAAAGAGGGCAACGTGGGGTCACTAGACATCACGTTCCAGATGGAAACACAGCAGTTCAAAGAATGCGTGTGGATGTAACATCGTTTATGCGCTCGTATCGTCACAGTAGAATAGGCAAGAAAAACAGATAACAGGGTCTGGGCGATAAAGTTACCGTCTGAACCTCATAAATATTTTTCATCAATTAACAAACGGAGGAAAACGACTATGAAAAAGATTTTGACCGTATGTGTATCCGCTCTGGCGGGCATTATGCTGATGACTGGATGCAACAAACAGGTGGTAGACTTGACGTATAGCTACTCATGGGCACAGCTGAAAATGCCTGACGGAACGATTGTCGAGGGCAAGCTGAATAGTTGGGACGATTACGAGGGCGACCAGCTGCAAGTGAAGATTGACGGTGTGACCTATCTGGTTCATTCGTCCAACGTGGTCTTGAGACATTGAAAGCGAATACAGAATCTGAGCGCATGGGCTGTCAGCAATGGCAGCCTTTTATTTTTAACTCCACGAGAAAGCCTGTTTTAAGGCGTTTTAGATGCTACGCGATAACTTTATCGACTTCATCACAAAAACGCTCCACAGACGCTCGTAGACGTCTCTCAGCTGATGCTGATGGTATATCTTGAACTAGGCTATGCAATTAGACCGATGTAGGAGCGGGCAGAACGGCTTTTCATGGTCAGACGTGAAAGTTATCGGGTCAATCACAAAAACGCGACAGACAGGCTCTTAGACGCCTTTCCATCGATGATAGCAGCCAGATGGGCGAATGCCAACGACTATTCGTCCAATCGCAGGGCAAAGTGAGACGAAAGCAAAAGATGACTGCGACTATCAGCAAAATGCGTTTGCATGCAAATGGATGCACATGATGCGTTTGCATTCAATCTTCCCCCCTTTCTTCCCCCTCTTTCCCCTACAACCCCTATTACCCCCTATAATCCCCCTAACTCCCCCCTCAAACAAATAAATTGTTTGAGGCCCCCACGCCAAAATGGTGCGACAACTGCGACAACTGAAAGCGACAACCAGATGTTTTTCAAAGGTTCTTTCTCCCTACAACCCTCTATCTCCAAAGCTATACCGTTAGCCAGCAGAGCAGACCGTAGGCGAGAACTGGCGTAAGGTTCGGACTGGTGGATGGTTTACGACTATTTCATATGGAGAATTGACTTCATTTTGAAGTTGGGCTAATATGTAGAAATGTTGCATAGCTGTATGAGCGGTTGATTACAAATTGAAAGCGACTGACCAGTCGGATAGTCTTGTTAGATAGTTAAAAGTATTGAGGTATTTGCCAAATGGGTAATCCTAGTTAGTTGGTATGATATGATTGTAGTTGTCGGCAATTAAATTGGAGAAGAACGAACCTAATTGGATGATGCGACTATTCAAGCAGAATAATAGTTAAAAAGATTGAGTAATTATCTGCGACTATTATAATAAGTACGATGGTTAAATATTTTGAGGTAATGCGATTGGGATTAGAATTGACAGGTGTCTTGACACATATTGATTTTTGGAGGTGTCGGACGACTTAGCGACTATCGCACCTTTCTTTCTCTAAAAGGCAAACGACTATTTCACACAAAAAATACACGACTATTTGACGATGGTTCGCAAGAAAACGCTACGACTATTACTCTACGACTATCAGTGAGCTGTTTGCTACTATACTATATATAGGACTTTCAAAATCTAGTTGTCTGATGACTTACGACTATTCTGCGACTATTTTATTGGAGAAACTACGACTATTGGCTACGACTATTCCGGCTGGAACGCTACGACTATTGCTGACCTCTATTAGCTATCGGGCGAAAGCCCGAAAAGAGTTGCGGCGGTAGCCGCCAATGGTTCCGCGCCGCCGTGCTAGGAAGAAAGCACAATGCCAGGCTAATGCCAGGCCAACCCGGTGCCATGCTAATGCCAGGCGTTGGAAGCATCGAGACCCCGCCGGGCTGGCATGGTTTGCGATGTGTTGCACCGTCTGGCATGGATCTATAACAGGGGCACACCGCTACGCCCTTATATACCTTATTATAATAGGGCGGCTGTGCTGTCCTGTATAGCGTCCGGCGTGGCGCTGGTATCTGGTATCAGTGTAGGCCGTCCGGGCGCTGTGATACGTTCCGGCGTTGCGCAGGCGGGTATTATAGCCGCTTGTGTCGGTCTGGTATATATACGGCGGTTGAACGGGTACAATTGCAGGAAACGCCGCTGTAAAGCCCTGCGCGCTGCTTTGCGGCGTGGGCTGTATAACTCATGGATGATATAAAAGCCGCTGTAAACGCTTGTATGGGGCTGTATTGCATCTGAGCAAAATAAAAGCCCTGCACCCTCAGCAGATGCAAGGCAAAAGAAAAGCCCGGCCATTGCTGACCGGGTGGAATGCTTCTTTATTTGCTGGCCTTAAATAGTGCGCTGAAAAACCAGAACGCAAAGAGGACACAAGAAAATATCATTTGTTTACACCTCCCATCTGTGCAAGTTCAAAAGCGTTGTATTCGTCAAGCCACGCAAGCGGGAGGCCGCGCAAATAGTCAACGTAGGCCGTCAATGTTTCGTTGTTCGGGTTTGCGTTGTGCTCTTTAAGGACGTTCACAGTCTTTTTGAAATATTCGTATTTATCGGCGTTCATGCTTTTACCTCCATTCTAACGCCAAAGTTGGTAAAGGTGCGGCGCTGTGAGATTGTAACAGGTTCAAGTCCTGCTGTGCTGATACCATAACGGGCGCACTCTTTAGCCGTGTACAGCTCACCGCCGATTAGATACCGCTTGACCTTGCCGCAATAGGCGTCAGCGGACACAACCGCCCGCCCGTCAAGCCCTGCCGGAATACGATAGTATAACATAATTTGCACCCCCTTATACCACACTAAAACGCTTGTATGTGGTGCGCTTGCTGCACTCAGCATAAATATCTGGGTGCGCGGCCTGCAAAAGCTTGCTATCTAGTCGGACGCTCTGCACGTCCTTATACATTACCTTACAAGCGCCTGCCATAACCTCCGGCGCTCCCCGCATCATGGTAATAATCTCATCTCGCAGACTGTCCCGCATCTGCTCCGCTTGTTCTGCAAGCCGCTTATATTCCCGATACTCGTTACACTTGCATTCTAGGTCAGTCATTTTTAACCCTCCATATAAAACGCGGCGTATTTTCCCGTTTTTGCGTTTGTGCAATTATAATACTCAAATGACGCTACCACGTTGTTAAAATCGTTCCGTGCTCCTATGTCATCGATAATAAATCGTTCCCGGCTTTTTCGGTTTGTTGTATAGGGGTATTTCGGAACAAAATTTACCTGGCAAATTGCCACCGTCAACCCGTTCACATATGCCGCGCATGCCTGATTTTTCGGGACACGTTTCCACGTTTTTCCGTTGCTTGTAAAGCTGCGTTTTTTCATGTTTAAGTCCTCCCTCAGCTGTTTAAAATAGCAATCATAACCAATGCACCGGAGATCATGCCGCCCACATACCAGAGGGCAGCCCATTGGGAAAAGTCCAAAGTAATCATATTGTGTTGCCCCCTATCACATGACCTGAAACAGTGCAGAGGTGCGAGCGGTGACGGCGTACAGTTTGCCGGTAGTGTTGCCCTTTACTAATACGCCAGTAACGCCGTAAATGCCGGTGCTGTATGCAATGGTCTCAAATCCGCATTCCGCAACGCGGATTGCGTCAATCTCTGCGAACCGCTTTTTGGTCAAGTCCTCTGCTGCGTTGGTGGCAACATAGCGGCGGATGTCTTTTAATGTGGTTTTCATGGTTTTGCCCTCCTGTTTTGTGGTCAATGTGGTTTGTTCTTGTTTGTGCCTTTATTATACTATCAATAGGATTGTATGTCAATAGATAGATAGCGATTTACTATCACAAGATGCAACAAGATATTTGTGTGATATTTGTACAATCTGCTATCAATATACCATGCCTGTGATAGAGCTATCATAATGCGCATGATAGAGGAGTTGCCAGCCCTCCACCGCCCTGCCGCCTGTACGATCTGCCCGGCGCGGCCTGTCTGGTATCGGGTGCAGACCAGTGCAGCGTGTCCAGCTTTTGGGCGGGCGGTCTGCCCTGGTACTTGCCCGCCCTGGTTCTGGTGTTGCCTGTGCTGTGCGGTCTGTCCGGGTGTGCTGGGGCTGGGGTCTCCACCTCTGGGGTATATGGGGCGAGCCGGGGGGTGGGGTGGTCGACACCTCGCGTAGAAAAAATTCAAAAAAGGCGTTTTTCGAGGTTCGCGTTGCCAACACCCACCCCACCTTCACAAAACGAAACCTATCTGATTGTGCAAGTCTCCAAATTTTCCGAAAAATACAAAAAGACCCCTTTCGGAGCCTAGATTGTGGTATAATCAGCTAAAGGCTATGTGCCAAAGAAAGGAAGAATCAAAAATGAGAAAGAGAATCGTTGCGGCAGTCCTGATGGCTATCTTGGCTTGCATTATGTTGGTTGGCTGCGATAGCGGAGACTTTGCGCCTGAAATCAGCGAGGATGCTTATAAGCCGCAGTGCCGGCAGATGGATTACAAGGAACTGTTCCGCTATCCCGATAAGTACAAAGGAACTAAGGTTATGGTCAAGGTCAGGGTTGCACAGATTGTAAGCGCAAACTTTTCCGGCAGCAGGAAAGCATGGAGAGCCTACACCGATAACAGCGGATACGGATTCTATGCAGATGATGAGTATTATATGCTGGACAAGCGTGGTGGCGACGCTGTGAAGATTCTGGAAGATGATATTATCACCGTCTATGGTGAGTTTACCGGGCTTGAGAAAATCACTAGAGCGTTGACTGGCACGACCGATGAACTCCCGCGCATAGAAGTGAAGTACGCAGACCTCGCAAAATAATCCACAACACAAAAAGCCAGTGGCTAGATGTTCTCTAACCACTGGCTTTTCTTATGGGCTATTATACGCTTCTACGGATGCTTGCGTAGAGCAGACGGAAAGTCTCACGGCCTTTCGGTGTTACTCTGGTCTGTACGCCACCGTGCTTGTTCTTCTGGTTGCAGTATTCCTTGACGGCAAAGAGACCGTCACTCTTGCCAGCTTTCGGCAGGATGCCCTTGCTCTTGTCTCGGTAGATGTATCCGTCAGAAATAAGCATCTTGATAAACAGGCGTTCAGGAATACGCAGTTCCTTTGCGGTCGAGCGGAAGTTGGTAGACACGTTCCACGCCACAAGGTCATCGAAGTAGTCCGCTTTAGGCTGCATCTCCTCGTTCTTCTCACAGAGCTGCTTGTTCTGCGTCTGTAATGCTGCGCTCTTTTCCTTTTCGGCCTTCATGTTCTGAATCAGCCCGATCACGAAGTCCGGGTTGGCAATAGCCGTCTCCAACAAGTTGTCGGTCATGTATATCCCATTCTTGCGGATGGACGGCAAGACTTCGTGAGTGACCCAGTGCTTGAATTTCTTTAATTGCTCTTGTCTATTGGAAATATATTCCTCATTGACACCACGAGCTTTCTCTGGCTGCATTGCAAACAACGCAGAATAAAGCCCAGCTTCATTCACAACAGTCATGCTTTGTGTGCCACCGGGGGTGTTGATTTGTGACACACCCTTTTCTTCATCATCTAATCTGGCGGCAACGCGTCGATAATTGGTTTCTCCAAATGCTACACATACATCTTTCAGCACAAACCACGGTTCGTTGTCAATAAGTGCGGCACGAATTTCGCCAAACTCGGCGTTGTTGAAGATTTTGATGTTCTCAGACAAAGAAAGTTGCATTAAAAAGCTCCTTTTCACTTGTGAGAGAAGCAATTTTCTGCTATAATAACGGAGAGAGAATGCTTCTCTCAGGGTTTACATGATACGTTCGCTGCTGTCGCCAAACTTTAGCGAGCGTATCATTTTTCGTTTTCATTGGGCATGGGGTACTTCTCAAGGTAGGCATCGCGGACGGCCTGTGACAGCGATACGCGGCACTTCTTGCAGTGCTCCACCAGCAACTCATACTGACGATCAGTAAAGCCAACGGCTACCTGATGGCGGTATGCTTCGATGTAGGGACTTCTTGCCATGTTCTTATCTCCTTTCTTTGAGGTGCATTAAGTTTAATCGCAAAATGTAGTAAAGTCAAGCGGAAATAGACCAACGAAACACAACATTTAGTGTTCGTTCATCTTGACAAACCACTTTCTACGTTTTGCACAAAACTTAGCCCTTATTTTTGGCTGCTCCCGCTTCGTACCCTGCCCGGTAATTCAGTTCGGACAGCTTACCCAGTGCTTCTGCGTACTCCCTGTCCTCGCTGGTCGGTTCTTTGCCGTGGGCGAGCGTTTTCAGAAATTCTTCGGTTGTCGTGGGAAATTTCATGTTTTTGCTCCTTTCTATTGCAGAAGTCCATCAGCTTTTGGCTGGTGGATTTTTTGTTTGTGAAGATATTTTAAATCTTTGCCCCCTTTAGGTCAATTGAATAGAATGTCCGAATTTTTATATATAAAATGGTCGAAATAAACAATTTACGCAATTTTAACCATCAAAAATGTTATTGACAGTACTATCAAAATGTGATATAATCTGTGATAGAAAGAGAGGGCGCAAAAATGAAAGTTGGGTATGTAAGAGTTTCGACAGCCGGGCAAAACACGGCTCGTCAGGAAGTCATTATGGAGCAGCTTGGCGTTGAAAAGGTGTTCATTGATAAAATGAGCGGAAAGAACACTGATCGCCCGCAGTTGAAAGAGATGCTGGCGTTTGTTCGTGAGGGCGATACTCTTGTGATTGAGAGTTTCAGCCGTCTGGCTCGTTCCACAAAAGACCTTCTGGAAATCGTTGAAGAACTTGAAAAAAAGAATGTAAAGTTTGTCAGCCAGAAAGAAAACATCGACACTTCTACGCCTAACGGAAAATTTATGCTGACCGTGTTTGCAGCTCTGGCACAACTGGAACGCGAAACAATGTTGGCACGGCAGAAGGAGGGAATCGAAATCGCAAAAGCAGAAGGAAAGTATAAGGGTAGAAAGCCTGTCGAAGTAGACGAAGAGAAGTTCCGGCAGCTTTATAATGACTGGCAGAACGGAAAGACCACGCCGAAGATTATGATGAACGAACTTGGGCTGAAATCTGCTACGTTCTGGCGCACGGTCAAAAAGTATCGTGAAAAATATGGCATTACTGATGCGGCCACCACACGCAAGTATGCCAACAAAGAAGAAAAATAAAAAAAGCAGCGACCCACCACAGGCCACTGCTACAAACAAGAACCACCAATCCCTCAACAGGATGATAGTACATAAGTATTATACCATTTCTGTTGGGGTGTGGCAATATAAAATCAGTAGAAAGGGTATACTAACATGAAAAAATCTAATTTGATAGCAGATTCTCCTTATGGGCATTTAATTGTAGCGGATGGAAATATCAAACTACGTTCAGTGTTTGATTTTCCCGGATGCACAGAACTGTTCTCGTTTTTGTATGTTTGCGAGCAAGTGAATTGCACTGTCGAATTTGAAAACGAGGAAATTATCGTAGAACCCAAAAATACGGATAACGCGATTCAAACTATGCTCGCGGTTTATGTTTCGTTTGGCCAAGACGATACAATCTTCAAAAGATACATGAATTATTTGACAAAACTCGGTTCAGACGGAAAGCGTGAGCCGACTGTTTTCGATAAGTAAAAGGGGATTGCTATGAAACAGATGAAATGGGAAGAATCAGAAGGTTGTAATCGGTTTATGAAGAATATAACCGCTGGTGTATTGGAGTATGTTCTCGAAATCGGAATTGACGAAGCAGTCAAAGAGTGTGTTAAGGACAATCCGCTTTTGGATAAATGCCCGCACCTCGAATCCTACGCAAAGGAACACGGATTTATCTGACCCGCCAAACATGGTATCGGATTGCCGAACAGAGAAAGGCTGGATAATATGCAAGGAGAAGAACTGATTGTTAAGAACGGAAGCATCACGCTACGGTCTATGCTTGACTTTGGAGGATTCCTTGAAATCAAGAGGTTTTTGGAAGCCTGTCATTCGGAAAACTGCACCGTGACCTTTGCAAACGAGGAAATGGTTATTTTTCCGAATGAATACGATGCTGCTAAAGATGCTCTCGTCTTTATTTACGGTACACTGGCAGAAAGACACAGTATTATCGAAAAGTATCTCCGCTATAAGCTGATGCTAGGAGATGAACAACCAAAACCTACTTTACATAGTCAGAGAAAGGAATAAAGCATGAAACCCGTAAAATTGTCAGAGCAGAGTTTGAAGCTCATTGAAACGTTGTGCGATTATACCGACAAGCCCGATATTCTCAATGCCATCGCAAACGCCTTGTACTACGATGCGGACGAGCTGAAACGCAGGCTCAACCAGCTTGCAGAAGAAGTCAAATAAACTGAACACTCCATTTATTAAGATGGGTTTTAGCAAATAATTTTCTGAAGTGAAATTATAAAACCGAATATTTGATTTTTTGTGCAGTTGTAGGCACTCTTTACATTTTCAGGTAGGGGGTGCCTATTTTTTATGCAGCCAAAGCAGTGTATCGCCATCATTGACAGTATCAAAGCGTATGCAAAACAGAATCCGACCGAAGCACAGGTCTATGAGGACTGGTTTCAGGCGGTTGTGAACCTGAGAGACGCTCTGCCGCAGGATAAGCGGTTCGATGCCTACAAATACTCTGGTGAACTGCGTTCTGTCTGTGCAGCCATGATGGGCAAGATGAAAACAGGCGAGGACGTGGCGAAGGTTTATGACATTATCGGCCGGACATACCTGTTTGAAGCAAAAGATGTGTTCGACAGCTATTGCATCTACCTTGAATGGAACCGTGCGCCGGAGAAGAAGTTCTACCAGCCGCGAAGAAAGGTGCTTTTGACGCTGGTTCGTGACCTAGAGGACTTGTTTTTCCATCGTGTAGAATTTCTTGGGGTCAGTCAGCCCCCGAGAACTGGAAAAAGTACGCTCTGTATATTTTTTATCACATGGCTGATGGGCAACCGCCCTGACGTTGCATCGGTTATGAGCGGACATTCTGACAAGCTGACAAATGGTTTCTACGGCGAAGTGCTGTCCATCATCACCGACCCCGTGACCTATAACTGGGGGAAAATCTTCCCTGACGTTCAGCTTGTGGATAAGAGCGCAAAGGACGAAAGCGTTGACCTGAACCGAAAGAAGCGCTTCCCCACCCTGACTTGCCGCTCCATCGGCGGTACGCTGACTGGTGCTGTTGAAATCGGTGAGGGCGGCGTTCTGTACAGCGATGACTTGATTGAGGACTTGGAAGAAAGCTTGAACGTTGAGCGCTTGAACAACAAGTACGACGCTTATTTGAACCAGCTGAAAGACCGTAAAAAGCAAGGCGCATTGGAACTGATGGTCGGCACACGTTGGAACGTTCTTGACCCTCTGGGGCGCATCCAGAACCAGTATGCGGACAACCCGAAGTACCGATTCCGGGTGATTCCTGCGGTGGATGAGAACGGACACAGCAACTTCAATTATGATTATGGTGTGGGCTTTGACGATGCCTACTATGCTGACATGAAAGCCAGCATTGATGATGCAACATGGTGGGCAAAGTACATGGGTAAGCCCTATGTTCGTGAAGGCTTGCTGTTCCCTGCCGATGAACTGCGGTATTTCAATGGCGTTCTGCCTGACGGAGAGCCTGATCGCAAGCTCATGGTCATGGATATTGCATGGGGCGGCGGTGACTTCACGGCTTGTCCTATCGCTTATGTGTACGGAGACGCTGTGTTCATTCCAGACCTTGTGTTCAATAACGGTGATAAGACCGTGACCAGACCGGAAGTCGTGGGAAAAATCATCCAGCATAAAATCAACGTGGTGCGCGGCGAAGCCAACAACGGCGGCGATGAATATTGTGACGTGGTAGACAGCCAGCTCCGGCAGCAGGGCTATCACTGCTCTGTTCGTAGCCAGCGTGCGCCCAGTGGACAAAGTAAGCTGTCCAGAATCATCCAGTATGCGCCGGACATCAAACGGTTCTATTTCCTTGACGAAAAACACCAGTCGAAAGAGTACAAGTCGTTTATGGAACAGGTGACGATGTTCACGCAGCTTGGCAAAGTTCCGCACGATGATGCACCGGACAGTTTGGCGCAACTTGCCGATGAATTGTATAACGGAATCAGTAAAATTGAGCCTGTCAAGAGGCCTTTTTGATTAAAAACACAATATATTGTGTTCGCTTGGTCTATTTATTTGATTTCACCACTTGACAAGGCTTATAATGTACGCAGGAAGTTTTGCAGCTTCCCTTAAAGGAATAGCTTGCACGCGGGGTTTTGTCATTTTACCCGCGTGCGTGTCAACAAGCATATTCCTCCTTTCACCGGTGGAGGTTTTCTCACTCTTTCGCCTTCACCGGGCTTTATATGTTGCGTTTCCAATTGTAAGGGGAATGCCAGCCTGTCTCCCCCATGGCTGGCAAGCAACGGTTCGATTCCGTTACGCAGCACAACCAACTACCTAGCTTTGCATGGCTTTATTCTCCAAAACCTCCACTGCTATTCCCGGCTCTCGATGTGATGTTTAGGCATGACATTGCAAAGAGCAGCGGTTAACCAATCAAGCCGGGTTTCTATGTTGCATTAGCTCAGTCAGGCTAGAGCATCCGGCTCATAACCGGACATACATTGGTTCAAATCCATTATGCAGCACCAAAATTGCAGCTGACCCGTTTACGTCTGTCCGACAACTGAATGTAAAGGCTGCAATGGTTTTCTTCGGGCGAAGAATAGCACGGCTGGAAGTGCGAACAGTTTCCCAGTAGCTTCTGACAGGTCTGTGCTCAACAGCCTGTTTCCAGAAATTCAACGAAAGGAGCACAGATGGTAGCAAAAGTCAGATGCAAGCGTCCTCGAAAAGACGCAAACGGCAATCCGTGTGATTGCGGTCGTTATCTTGGCGAAGTGGAAGGAAAGTTCTCCCTTCTGTGCCCTCTTTGCCATTGGATTACAATTGGAGATTCCAACCTTCCAAAAGATACATGGGTCTCCGTACCAAAGTTTAAGAACTGAATAGCTTTTGAAGCGCAGTTGTAAGCGCAGTGAGATAGACCTTAACAGGTTTGTCTTGCTGCGCTTTTTATTTTGCCGGAAAGGAGGAACGCATGGCTGAGTATCAGATAGTCGTTGACGGCTTTTTGAATAATCCACTGACCGGCCGTAGACCGATTGAAACGCCGGAGACGGAAATCAATCGGGCAAACGTGCTGAAAGTGGTCATGGGCAAGGCAGATCCTATTCATCTGCTAAACAAGAACGAGATACGCTTTCTGCACAACTACTACTTGGGTAGTCAGCCTGTCCTCCATCGCACGAAGGAGTACCACGCTGAAATCACCAATCGCATTGTAGAGAACCATGCCAACGAATGTGTAGGTTTCTACACAGGCTATATGAGCGGCACTCCTTGCTCTTATGTGCGGTCTGAAACAGCAACAGGTGACGGTGAGGAAATTGCCCGCCTGTCCAATGCCTTGCAGTATGAGGGCAAGGATGCGCTCGATCGGCGGCTCTGGCAGTGGATGTTGGAGTGCGGACAGGGATATCGCATTGTTCTCCCTGACAAGGGGTACAACGGCAACTACCCGGACGAAACGCCCCTATTGGTGGACGTTCCCGACCCGGACATGGCGTATGTGATTTACAATTCCGGCATCGGTCACAAGCCCATTGCTAATGTGCTACACATCCCACGCAATTATCAGAATGACCTAAACGACTTGATTTGCGTGTATACGCCAAACCAGTATTTTGAAATCGACAACGGCAAGGTTACAAAGTCTGAAAATCACTCCCTCGGAATGCTGCCGATGGTCGAATACAAGCTGAACCCGGAGCGGATGGGGCTGTTTGAACCGGCTATCCCTGTGCTGGATGCCATCAATGATCTTGAAAGCAACCGCCTTGATGGTGTGGCGCAGTTCATCCAGTCCATCATGGTGTTTACCAACTGCCTTGTTGACGAGGATGCGTTGAACAAGGTGAAGGAATTGGGCGCAATGTGCCTGAAATCCACCGCTGGTCTGCCCGCTTCAGTCTCGCAGATTGCGAACGAGCTTGACCAGCAGCAGAGCCAGACCCTGCTTGATTCCATGTTGAACGTGTACCGCAGCCTAACTGCCATGCCTAGTGCCACTGGCAGCGAGAACGCAACGTCCGACAACGTGGGTGCAGTTATCGTCCGCAACGGCTGGAATCACACCGAAGCAAGGGCGCAGCAGTACGAGAATATGTTCAAGTTCTCGGAACGCCAAAGCCTGTCTGTGATGCTGAAAATCTTGCGTGACACGGCTGGTTCTAAGCTGATGGCAAGTGACATCAACATCAAACTGCCACGCCGCCAGTACGATAACCAGCAGAGCAAGGTTCAGATTTTCGCACAGATGATTCAGCAACCGATTGACCCGCAGCTGGCGTTCACTACGCCCGGTCTGTTCCCCGACCCACAGGCTGCTTATGAAATGAGCAAGCCCTTCCTGATTGCCGCTGGCAAGCTGGGCGATGACGGGAAAGCTCCGAAACCGCAGGAACAACAGCCTGAACAAGTTGTTGAAGCCAACAAAACATCGGACGAACAGTCTGACAGTATCAATAAAGAAACAGAGGGCGAATAGCCCTTTGCATATTCCGGCAGGGAAGCCGGGATACAAATTTCGCAGCGTTGCAGGGAAGCAACGGTAAAAAAACGCAGGAGGAAATTAACGATATGAAACTCAATGTGTTGCTTGGTGATGCCTACAAAGATGGCATGACCGCCGATGAAATCATTTCTGCGCTTGAAAAGGTTGCAGACCCTAGCGCAGAGGTCGAGAAGCTACGCAACGCCGTGACGAAAGCCAACGGCGAAGCTGCTGAGTACAAGAAGCAGCTTAAGGCAAAGCGTACCGATGACGAGAATGCTGCACAGGAACAGGCTGACAAGCTGGCAGAGATGCAGAAGCAGATTGAAGCCCTGACTGCCGACAAGGAAAACCTCGTCAAGGAAAAGACCCTTGCATCTTACCGTGAGAAGTTCGTTTCACAGGGTTATGACGCTGAACTGGCTGGCAAGGCTGCGTCTGCACTGGCTGACGGTGACATGGACAAGGTGTTTAAGTTCCAGTCGGAATTTATGACCGCCCACGACACCGCTTACAAGGCTTCTCTGCTGAAGGATATGCCCACACCTCCGGGTGCGGATGGCAAGGGCGGTTCTGACAGTGAGGGCGTGGCGTTTGCTAAGAGCCTTGCACAGCAGAACGCAAATGCTTCTAAGGCATCGAGTGACGCAATGACTGCTTTCCATTAAGGAGGAAAACATGAAGTACACCAATACTCCGGTATCGGCTCCTGAAAGCACTATTCTGGCTGCTGATACCTACGTTGCCATTCCCTTTACTGTCAAGGAGACCAATGCTGTTCCGGCTGGCTATCCTATGGCAAAGACTGGCTTGAAAGCTGCTGCCACCACTGGCACCAGCGCTGCTGATGCGGCTACCGATGCCATTGGCATTCTGCTGCACACTGTTGACCCTGCCGTCAACCCCAATGGCGCACTGCTGATTCAGGGCGTTATTGATGTGGACAAGGCAAAGCTGTCTGGCTTTACCTATTCTGCAAACGATATTGCCGCTCTGAAAAAGGCTGTTCCCGCCGTTTTCTGTCGTACCGATGTTGGCGCAAAGAGCGAGTAAGGAGGACTAAATTATGGCACTGAATCTGAATGAAATCTTCTCCCCTGCTGCGATTGCCGCCTACTGGACGAATGACCCGACCAATGCGCAGCCCTATGCTTCTGATGCTCTGTTCCCTGCCCGTAAGAAGGTCAGCATGGAACTGAAGTGGCTGCGTGGTCACAAGGGCGTTGGCGTTTCGCTGAAGCCTAGCGTGTTCGACACTAAGGCTACGTTCCGTACTCGTCAGGGCATCAAGATGACCGAGACCAGTATGCCGTTCTTCCGTGAGGGCACTCACATTGATGAGGAAGACCGCCGCAAGATTATCGCTGTTCTGGCTACCAATCAGGAGTTTGCGGCAGACGTTATCAATCGTGTCTACGATGATACCGCACAGCTTATTACGGGTGCTCGCATTGTGCCTGAGCGAATGGTGTGGCAGCTTCTGGCTCCTAAGACTGGCAAGCCCGGCATCTCCATCGAATCCAACGGCGTGAGTTACATCTACGATTACGACCCGGACGGCACTTGGCAGCAGTCCAATTACAAGGCTCTGGCTACCAAGGAGAAATGGGATGCTCCTACTACTGCAACCCCCATCGCCACGATGACTACTGCCGCAAACACCGTGCTGGCAAACACTGGTGAGATTATCACCGATGCCTACATGAACACCAACACTTTCCACAAGATGATTGCTGCGGATGAAATCAAGAACCGTTTCCTGACGGTTATGAAAACCGCCACCGCCGTTCTTGTCGATTCCGAGGCACGTTCTGTTGTCGAAAGCGCATCCGGCATCCGCATCCATCTGTACGACAAGATGTTTAAGTCGGAGGAGACCGCTGCTGCTGAAAAGTACCTGCCTGATGGCTATGTCGTGCTGGCTCCTTCTGGCTCTCTGGGCAATATGTACTATGTTGCCACCCCTGAGGAAGCCGACCTGATGGCTGGCATTTCCAACGCACAGGTTTCCGTTGTGAACACTGGCGTTGCTGTTACCACCGAGCAGACCGTGCATCCCGTCAACACCAACATCTACGTCTCTGAAATCGTCCTGCCGTCCTTTGAGCGCATGGACGCTGTGTACTGCATCAAGGCTTACTAAGGCGAAAGGAGGAAAGCAGCATGGGAGACCAGTATTCCGAAGCGGCAGTCAAGCTGGGACAGTACATTGCCCCTGCACTTGACCGTGAAATCACGGACGAGGACTACCCACTCTTCGACCTGCTGCTTGATTTTGCCAAAGACAAGATATTTGCACAGGGCTACCCATTCGGCAACAGGCCGGACGAGTTGCCCTTGCAGTATCAGTCGTTGCAGATACGCATTGCAGCGGAACTGTACAACCATATCGGCGCAAACGGACAGACGAGCTATACCAACAACGGCATTACTCGTGTGTGGGAAAGTTCCGATGTGGCACAGTCCCTGCTAAATGAAGTAGTTCCGAGAGTAGGTGTTATCGGCTGATGTTTAATGGAAGCCCGCTGGATAAACGCCCGCTGTGGTATTCAAACCCGGTTGGCGAGAAAATTCCTGTTGTGGACGAGTGGGGCAACGAGACTGGCGAATCCTCATACGAATCGTGGAGTGCCCCTGCAAAACTGATGCTGAATGTCAGCCCTCCTACTGGTTCTGCGGAAGCAAACCCTTTTGGAGCGTTCACGGATTACAGCTACGTTGTCAGTTCGTCCAGCAAAAAGCGCAATACACCGCTTTATGAAGGCACACACGTCTGGTTTCAGACAGACGTTTCAAAGCCCTTCAATTTCACTGTGGCCAAGGTTGCAGAGCATATCACGGATACGCTGTATGCGCTGAAAGAGGTGGCTGCAAGTGAAAATTAAAGTGAGGTTGAGCGATGCCGGACTTCGTGATGCGGAACGTCAGATACAGGAGTACAAGGCCACCCTGAACAAAAAGGCTAGAGCGCTTGCTTTTCGTCTTTCTTGGCTGGGGCTTGAAGTCGCAAAGATACGTTTTGCTAACGCGCAATACGCTGGTTCCAATGACGTGAAATGCCACATCAACCAAAAAGACAAGACTTGTACCATCGTTGCAGAGGGCAAGGCGGTTGCTTTTATCGAGTTTGGCACTGGCATACATCACAACGGATATGGCGGTGAACTACCGCCCGGTATTGGCGCGCATGGCTCTTACGGCAAAGGGCAAGGCGCAAACCGCAGATGGTACTACTACGGCGAATCCGGCAATGCTGGCACGCCTGTCAAACAGGTGGATGGAAAAGGTCAGTTGAATTACACCGATGGCAACGAACCAGCTATGGCTATGTGGGGAGCTGTTGAGGAAATGGCTTCTCAAGTCGAAGCAACGTGGAGGGAGGTTTGGAATAGTTGATCGATTATCTCAATTCTATCTTCACGGCTGTTGCTAAGGAACTGCGAAAGCAAGTGCCCGGCATCTTCGTTACTGGTGAAATCAATGATAGCAACGTCAAGAAGTTTCCGTGTGTGCAGATAGAGGAAAACAGCAATCTTCCTGTACACATTGATTCTGCTGGTCACAGCAAGTACGCTGCCGTTTCCCTGCGTGTGCGTGTCTACTCCAACAAGAACACCGGGCGCATTGCAGAAGCACGTTCCATCGTTGGAATCGTGGATTCTGTTCTTGAACCGCTTAAATTTTATCGCAAATCGTTTGCCCCGTTGAATGGGCTGTATAACAATTCCGTCTATCGGATTGATTGCAGCTACGGGGCAACAATCGGAGAGGACGGAATGATTTACCGAAACTAAGGAGGTAAACATTCTATGAGTACTGCTATCTCCGGTCTGAACACTACCCTTTACTGTGGCGAAAGCGCAACAACTCTGACGAAGCTGTGCGACATCAAGGATGTGCCCGACCTGATCTCCGACCCGAACCTTCTGGATGCAACCACCCTGTCTGATGGTATGCAGAAACAGATTTTTGGCATCGTTCAAGCTGATACCAAAGCCTTTACCGCCAACTACAACAAGACCGACTACGCCGCCGTCAAGGCTGCTGGTTATGACGATACCTCTGAGAGCAACGTAGACAAGTACTACGCTCTGAAAATGCAGGACGGCTCCGGCTTCACTTGGCAGGGTATGCATCAGGTCGGTCTGTCCGGCTTTGGCGTAGATGAGGTTGTGGAAATGACCATCAATTGCATCTTCCACTCTACCCCGAAGTTCAGCGAGAGCCTGACCATTAATGGCGGCTAATCCGCAAAAATCGAATCAATCAAACTGGGCAGAACTGAACAACGGATTTGGTTCTGCCCCTATTTATAAAGGAGAGCATTTATTATGGCTGCTAAGGTTATCAACTTTCATTCCCCCGATGGCAAGAACACTTACGAGCTGACTTTCACCCGCGAGAGCGCCGAAGCCACTGAACGCAACGGCTTCCAGATTTACGAGTTCTCCAATGGCATCAACCCCATTAAGAACACTTCCGCTCTGTTCTATGGCGCGTTCATTGCCCGCAACAAGAGCATCAACCGAAAGACGGTCGATGATATGTTTGTGCACACTGAGAACAAGGAAGGTCTGATTGCTGCCTTGATGGAGATGTACGCGAATTCTATCAAGGCTCTGATTGCCACCGATGAAGAGGACAAGACCGCAAAAAACGCAACGTGGGAGATTGTGTAACCTCACAGTCTCAAGAACCGGACAGCCGCACAGAGCCATTCTCTGTGTCTAAGCTGTTCCACGATGTAGAAGCCTATTACATCTCTATTGGCATGACCTATGACCAGTTCTGGCAGGATGATGTCTGGCTGGCAAAGGTTTACCGGGACGCGGAAGAATTACGCGCCCGCAGAGCCAATGTTGAAGCGTGGAGAAATGGTTTCTACACGGCATCTGCGCTTTCCTCTACGGTTGGCAATATGTTCCGCAAGAAAGGGTCTAGCCCCATCAAGTATATGGATAGACCGATTCCTCTCACCCAGAAAGAGCAGGACGAGTACGAATACCAACGCGCACTGGAAGCGCAAGAACGCATCAAGAGGGCAATGTTCTCTATGATGAATCAGAAGGACGGTGGTAGCAATGGCTGATGTTGATATTACAAGCTTATCCGTAGAGATTTCTGCGGAATCGCAAGGCGCAGAGCTTAACATTGACAAGCTTGCTACCGCTATTTCCAAACTGCGCACAAAAGGTAGTATAGGCAAGGTATGTTCTAGCCTTGACACTTTAACAAAGTCTATCTCTGCGTTGAAGTCTGCTTCGTCCGGTATGGACGGACTTAGTAGAATCAATGATTTTATGGACAGAATTTCCAATGTGAACCTGTCTGAAAGTGCAAAGGGCATCCGTTCGGTCGCCAGTGCATTAACTAGGATTTCTTCGGTCGATTTGAAAGGCATTGACCTTTCTGGGCTGAAAGGCAAAATGAATAGCCTGCAAAACGGCCTATCGCCGCTTTCCAAAGTTGATGCGTCTGGCCTTAGAAGTGTAAGTAGCGCACTTAATTCCATTGCAAAAATTCCAGATTTTAGCAGCAAGTTGGATTCAAAGACACTGGATGATTTTGCCACTTCTTGCAAGAAAATCACAGATGCTCTTGACCCGCTTGCTTCCAAAATCGAAACAGTGGGAAATTCGTTTGCGAAGTTGCCCTCCAATATCCAAAAGGTTATTGCGGCAACTGACGGTGCTACAAAAGCAAGCAGTAAATCTGCAAAAAGTTATTTGAGCCTTTCCAACCAGCTGAATGGTTTCATGAGGTCTGCGGCAAAGCTGGTCTCGCTGAAAGCAATTGCCACCTATCTTGGCAACGCAGCGGAAAAATTCAATAGCTATTATGAAGCTGCAAACCTGTTCGGCATGTCCATGAAAGGACTGACCGGCGAAGCAAGCACGTTCATCAACAAGATGGAGACCCTGCTTGGCATTGACCCAACCGAAGCCATGAACAACATGGCAACAATTCAGAGTTTGACTACTTCGTTTGGCGTAGCAAGCGACAAGGCGTATGTGCTGTCGAAAAACCTGACGCAGCTTGGCTACGACCTCGCTTCTTTGAAGAATATCCCTGTTGCGGAATCCTTTACGAAGATTCAGGCAGCTATCTCTGGCGAACTTGAACCGATTCGCCGTCTGGGTGTCGATATTTCTAACGCACGGTTGCAGCAGGAACTGCTTAATCTTGGCTATTCGCAGAGCGTTTCTACCTTATCTCAGGCTGATAAGGCTGTTCTGCGTTACATTGCCATCATGAAGCAGACCACCGATGCACAGGGAGACTTCGCCCGCACTCTGTCCAGCCCTGCCAATATGATTCGCATCTTGCAGGCACAGCTGAACAGTCTGGCTCGCGCTGTTGGTTCTTTGCTCTACCCTGCCTTGAAATCTATCCTTCCCCCGCTGATCGCAGCCGTTGAGCTAGTCAAAGAACTAGTCACTGGCATTGCATCCATGATGGGCGTCAAGGTTGAGTTCCCGGACTTTAGCAGCGCAAGCGATGCTGTTGGTGGTGTCACGGATGCGATGGACAATACCACCAAAGCGACCGGCAAGGCAGCAAAGGCGTTCAAGAACTACATCATGGGCTTTGATGAACTGAACGTCATCCAGAAGGATAATGGCTCTTCCGGTGGTTCCGGCTCTGGTGCTGGCGCCGCTGGCAACATCTTAGGCGATGTAGACTTGTCCGGCTACGATATGTTCAAGAACTACGTTGGTTCTTCTGTTGATGAAATCAAGGCAAAACTTGAAAAACTGCTTCCGCTCATCTCTGGAATTGCAGCCGGGTTTGCGACATGGGCAATTAGCAACTCAGTTCTTACCGTCCTTGAGAAAATCAAAGGCGAAGGCTCTTTGATCGAAGCAGTCTTGAAGCTTTGGAAAAACCCGATAATGGCAGCTGCGGTTGCCGTTGGCATTATCGTTGCAAGGTTTGTAAGCCTTTATCAGAACAGCGAGAAATTCCGAAAAGGTCTTGAGCGTGTAAGGGCGCTTGTCTACCTCGCAGCGGAAGGGTTCCGGCAGGGTTGGAACATATCTCTTACCGATGGAAAACTCGGAGAATCCATCGAATATCTGAAAGAATCCCTTTCCAATCTTGGGCAATCTATCCTGAATTTGCTTCCCGAAAGCTGGCAGGAAGGAATTACTTCCGCGTTTGATTCCATTTCAAAAGTTGTGAAGAAGCTCGACCTTGACGTTTGGGATTTAGTTACAACGCTTGCTGGCATCGGACTTATCGTATCCGGCCATCCTGTTGCTGGTCTTGCCGTTATAGGATTTGAAGCTATTTCCGTAGCCGTTCGTGGGCTTGGGAGTGAAAATCAGAAAACCGCCTTTGGAATGGAAACTGACTGGTTCAATTCCTTCAAGTCTATTGGCGAAAGCGTTGCAAACTTTGCAGCTGCTGCCGTTACCGCGATTGGAAACATCATTAACGATATTGCAATCTTTGTTGGTTGGATTAAAAACGGAGTTTCCGAAACAGACCGCTTGGATTTGCAGATGAACGGCAACTTCATTGAAAACTTTGTGATGGGCATTGCCCAAACCATTCATAACATCGGCGTTTTTGTTGGTTGGATCACAAGTGGCGTTGATGAAGCTGACCGGTTGGCAATTGCAGCGAACGGAAATTTTGCAGAAAAGTTCATCCTTCTGATTGCTGACGTTATCAACGGAATTAAAGAAGCCGTGAAGTGGTTCGGAAAACTGATTGAAAAAATCTCGAAGTTCAATCCTGTTAGCGTTGGCAAAAACATCATAGATGGAATCACAAAAGGCATCGTTGGCAAAAAGAGCGTTGCGGATGATGCTGTCAAGGTTGTAACGGACGGAATTCAAGAAGAAGCACAGACTGAACTTGGCATCCACTCCCCTTCCAAAGTTTTCAAGGGCTACGGTGGTTACATCGTAGAAGGTCTCGCCAACGGTATCTCCGCTGCCAAAGACCTTGCGGTGAACGCTATCCAGTCCGTGTCTGACGCGGTAAAGACCATCGGTTCTCAGCTGGCAGATGAAAACTACGGTCTGCGCGATGGTTCTATCAGTCTTTCCGTTGACGCGAGCGGTAAGTCCATGATGGACACCGCAAACGCGCTGAAACGCACGATGCGCACCACCAATGATAGCTTTGGCGGTTGGTTCAAGAAGATGAAAACCGACTTGAGCGACTTCACAGAGGGCATCAACGCTGTTACTAAGGCGGGCAAGGACATCTCCAACGGCTTCAAATCTTCTATTGACGCGCTTACCGCTGCATCGAAGTCTATCCTGAACACGCACGATGGTTTTGTGAGCGCGGTCTCTGATATCCGGTCTTTTGTGAAAAAGAGCGTTGCAGAGACTGAGAACGAGTACCAGTACAACGGCTTCTTTGGTGCTGCCGGTCTTGCCATCCAAAAGGCGTTTGAGGGCGTGTACCTTGTTTTCGGCAAGGTTTCCACTGCTGTCAAGAACGTGTCCGACACCATCGACAGCGTGAAGAACGTTATTACCACCTTTAATAACCTGAAAACCAAAGTTTGCGAGGTCATCGATCAAGTTCCTGCTTTGAAGCAGGCGTATGGTGGGCTGAAATCGTTCTTTAATGACCTGTTCAACAAGGATAGCGGCATTGGCAAAATTGTGTCTGACGGCTTTGACTTCATAAAAACGAAAGCCGGAGACGTAGCAAACTGGTTTAAGGAAAAGCTCAACATTGGAAGTTCCGGCAGCTCTGCTGGTGGCGGTTCGTTAGGAGCTCTCGGAAGTACAGCGGCTTCTGGCGGCGCATTGTCGCATCTTGGTGCATACGGTGGAATAGGCGCTGGTGTTGGCCTTGGCCTTTCTGGTGGCGTCCAGTGGTGGAAAGACATGATAGGAACTTGGAAGGATTCTGACAAGTCTGCTGGAACGAAAGTTCTTGAATCCATAAAGCACACCCTTTGGGATTTGTCCCCAATCGGAGCGCTTGTAAATCTTGGCAAAAGCATTTTCGGTTTTGCAGACGGCGGTTTCCCCGATGCTGGGCAGCTGTTTATTGCCAGAGAAGCCGGTGCAGAGATGGTCGGCTCTATGGGTGGTCACACAGCGGTTGCCAACAATGACCAAATCGTTGAGGGCATCCGCGAAGGTGTTGAAGCTGCAATGGAGCGTCAGAACCAGCTTTTGCGCCGTCAGAACGAGCTGTTGCAGGCTCTGCTTGAGAAGGAAGGAAGTGCAGAGGTCAACGTGTCCAGCTTCTATCAGGCAGTAAACAGAACGAACCAGCGCAACGGCAAAACAATTATCCCGGTAGGTACTTAAAGGAGGGGCATTTATGGAACTTGACCAGTACAATCCGATTCGGAGCGTTGATGGGCAGTATCTTAAATGCCCCTCTTCTTATCAGTGGCGGTTACAGGACATTTCAGCATCCGATGCCGGACGTACAGAGGATAACAAGATGGACAAGAAACGTCTTGGGCAGTGCGTCAAGCTGGAACTTGAATGGAAGTACACTACGATAAAAGAAGCCGCTGCTATCCTGAAAGCATTCAACCCGGAATACATCAACGTTACCTATCTTGACGCAATGGCTGGCGATTGGAAAACCAGCGAGTTCTACGTTGGCGACCGTGCTGTTCCGATGTATAATTCGCGGATGAATCGCTGGGAAGGGATATCTTTTAACATCATCGAAAGGGCTGCACACTGATGGTCAATGTATCGCAAGATATCATAAAATCCTTCAACGAGGGCAACAAACAAACTGCCCTTATTGAGGTTACTGCTGGCAGCAAGACGTTCACCATCACCGATACAGATATCATTCAGGGCGGGTTGAAGATTGACCGGTACTGCGTTACCAACAGCAAAATTGAGGTCGGCTCTGCGGTTGCTTCTGAACTGTCCTTGAAACTGCGAAACTACGATGGCAAGTTCAACGATGTTTCCTTTGAGGGAGCTGTCCTGAACGTAAAAATCGGTATCCATGCAGCCAACACCTCTGAACTGGGTAAGTTCATTCTTGGCAAGTCCGTTCTTGGCTTTGCAAAAGGTCTTGGAAACTTTATTCTCGGCACTGGTCGACTTGGTGATTACAGTGTAGACACGGAAGTATACTGGGTTCCTTGCGGGCTGTTTATTGTTGATACCCCGCCCCGCAAGCTAAGCACTATAAGCATCTCCGCGTTGGACTACATGGTCTTGTTTGACCGTGAGGTGAACGCTTCCGCGCTCTCCTTCCCTGTCCATGTTGACGCGCTTATTCAGAAAATCTGCTCCATCTGCAATGTCACGCTTGCAACGGACGTTTCGGTGCTGCCGAACCACTATTTTAGCATCGGCGGTCTGCCGGATACTAACCAGAAACTGACATACCGCCAGCTTTTGCAATGGTGTGCGCAGCTTACCGGCACTTGCGCGTTCATGGATGGCAGTGGACGGCTTGTGCTGAAATGGTATGAGCAGACCGGCGTTACCATTACCGCAAGTGAGCGCTATTCCAGTGATATGTTGGAGAATGACATCACCATCACTGGCTTCACTTGTGACGATGGCAAGGGCAACACATACCTGTCTGGCACAGCAGATTACACGCTTGACCTAAGTGACTGCGGCTTCCTGACCAACGCCTACGAGGGTGTCTTGAAGGAATTGCAAGCTGCACGCGGAGGGTTTGCCTACCGCCCATACAGCGCCACTATCAAGTCTGCACCGTATTTGTTCCCGCTGGACATGATACGCTACAAGGACAAAGACGACGTTGTGCATGATACCATTGTCACCAACGTTACGCTTGCTTTGAACTGCAACACAGCGATTTCCGGTGCGGGCGAGACGGTCACAAGTTTTTCTTACGCGCAGTCCACAAGCGGCGTTACGAGCCAACAGGCTGCGACCGACAGAGCGAACCTTGAAAAGATAAACCAGACTGCTACGCAGACTAACCAGAACAAGCAGGACTTGACGCAGTTCAAGACACAGTATTCTTCTGATTTCAAAAAGACGCAAGCTGAAATTGAATCCCGCGTCACGAAGGAAACGTACCAGACTGACATGGCTGGCGTTTCTACGCGCATCGGTGCAGCGGAAACAAAGATTTCTCAGAACGCTGATGCTATTATTCTTCGTGCAACAAAAGAAGAGCTTTATAGCATGATAACGTTTACTCCTGAAAATGGGTTGGTCGTCACTCGTAGCGGCTGGGAAGGCAAAGTTCAAATCACCGGTCAAAACGTACAAGTCGTTCGCGGAAACAATAAAGTTATTATAAACAACAATGGCATAGACATAACGAATGCCTATGGAAGTGTTTCTATATACAGCGGTGGCATATCTTTTCACGGCATTCGCAACAGTAAGATTTTTGAATGGCCTTATGAAAAAGATTCTTATGGCAACCCGATAGGCGAATTCGCTGCGCAAACTACAAAAATCGATCTTTCGTCCTACTCGTCTGTAATGCTGGTCTATGACACGCATAAAGATGGAACATGGTTTTCAGGTGGCGGCGGTGCTGGTAGACTTACGGTCGTTCTTCCTGTTAATGGGCAAACGTACTCTTATGCTTATCCGTGGAATACGGTACACTGGCGAAAGGTAACAGTATCATATAATGGTATCACTTTTGGAAATGGAAACGAGAGAACGTCCGACTATAAAAATAACGTTATAACTGGCGTGATACATTTGGAAGTTCCTATTTCTGATGGTGTTAATAAAAACGATAAGGTTTGCCGCCCGTTGGAACTATACGGTTTTATGTGAGGTGGATATCATGGAACATTTCAAATTCAAGTGCAAAGTCGGATTGGATGGTCGATTGTATGGCGGCGGGTGGTGCCACGAAAGCGTTATTCCAAACCCTCTTCCGCCCGATGAGATTCTGTTTGATGACTTGTCAGGAATGACAGAAGGGTTTTATACAGCTTATTTGTGGGATGGAATCAACTTGATATACAGTCCCGTACCAAAAGTCGATGAGCCTGTTGATACTGAAACAGAAACGGCTTTTACGAAAACCAACGAAAATGAAGAGGAGGTGACATATCAATGAGCTATCAGAAGCAGAACTTTGCAAACGGCGAAGTGCTTACCGCTTCGCAGCTGAATCACATCGAGCAGGGCATTGTGGATTTGGAGAACAATTCAAGCACGGAATTTGCTGGCAAAGCAGATAAATCAGAAGTGCAAGCGAACGCGAAAAGCATTTCTGCTGAAACTGCCCGCGCACAAGCATCTGAAAGCGCCCTATTAACTAAAATCACGGAGGAAGCTACCCGCGCAAAGGCAGCAGAGCAGGCGAACACGAATGGAATTGCCGCTGAAGCATCCCGCGCCAAGGGCGAGGAGCAACGTTTGAACACCGCCATCACCGCCGAAACCACCCGCGCGGAGCGGGCAGAACAGGCGCTGGATACGCGCACCGCAGCCCTCGAATCCTGCGGATTTGTCGTGGTTGACGGCAAAGTCTGCATGAAATATGTTAAATCCTGAAAGGAGCAAAACACATGGCTGAAACTATGGTAACCGATCCGGTCTATCTGGATCAGACCGCAAAAGACAACGGCAAAAAGCTTGACCAGATGACCGCCGCCCTGCTGGGTATGTCCAGCTCGCTGGGCGTGATCGCGCGGGCACAGACCGGCGTGGTGGAGGAGATGGACTATAACGGCATCAAGGCCGTGGTGGCTGCCGGTAACGCACCGGCGGTTTTCCCGGTGAGCACCCAGCTTGTCAACACCTACACCGGCAAGGACGGCAAAGTCTACGACTGCCCGTGGGACGTGGTAAAGACGGACGATATCGCCGAGGGTGAGACCGGCACCACCGCACCCGCAATGGTGCTGCAGATGCACTACGCATCTCTGGAAGATATCCAGTTTTCCGCGTATCAGGCGTTTTTCGTTGTGCCCGAGGCCGGTCTGGTGGCTGGTACTTACAACGTCAAGATGGGTCTTGACTGGGGCACGAATGTAAAAAACGGCACCGTCTACCAGTTTACCCTGACCAAGAACGCCCCTGCAGGCGCACGTTTGACCGGCTTCTACAATGCACCGGATACCGCACCTACCAGCTGGAAGGTCTACGTCTACAAAGACCAGAACAAGAGCGAGCTGCTGGAAACCTGCAACGTCTCTGCTGGCAGCGCTGGCACGAACCTCGGCACGTTCCTCGCAAAGCCCAACGGCAACCTGAACGGCTTGCATCCCGTTGGCTACGGCGACAGCCGGTGGCATAAGTCTGCTTACCGCCAGTACCTCAACAGCGATGCAGCTGCCGGTGGGTGGTGGACTCCGCAGGATGAATGGGATATGAAGCCCGATCAGGCAGACACCGTGCCCGGCTTCCTTGCGGGCTTCTCTGATGACTTCAAGGCCGCCCTGACCCGCGTGAAGGTCGTGACCTACGGCAACACCGTCACCGATGACGGCAGCGCTGTGGTGACCTATGACAAGATTTTCCTGCCCTCCCTGCAGGAGATCTACTGCTCGCCGCAGGTGTCCGGTGAGGGCACCTACTGGCCGTATTGGAAGGAGCGCACCGGCGCAAAGACCCCGCAGGCTCTGTGGCAGACCTATCCGCTGCGCATCACCCGCGATCTGGCACAGCGTACTGTGGGCCGCATTGTGCGGCTGCGCTCTGCGTCTCGTGGCAACGGCGGCTATGCCTTCTACGTGCACTCCAGCGGCACCGTCTACACCTGGGGCGCGGTCAACGCCAATCGCTGCGCCCCGGCTTGCGAAATGACCAATCTTGTTAAATAATCACCGGGCAATCCCTTGCCCGGTGAGAAAGTGAGTGCTATCCCATGGCAATGCGCAAAGACCAGATACCGGACAATAAATTCACGCTGCCGCTTGACGCGCGTGAGCTGGCACTGTATACCAGACAGATCACCAAAAACGCGAAAGTGTTTGACCTCGGGATTGACGCAAGTCTTCCCGGCCAGCTACGCGCTACGGCAGACCGGATATTTTTTGATATCTTCGGAGCAAACGACCTCCGGCTGGACAAGCCGAACGAAAGAGAGGAGCGCTTTAAGCTTCAAAGGCACGCCGTCCGGCTGTGCACCGTCATTTTGGCGGAGATAGACATGGCAAAAGCCAGCTATCACCTTTCTGGCAAACGGTGCTCTTTCTGGGGCAACACTGTGCGCGATATCCGGCAGCGTTGCCGGGACTGGCACGAGAGTGATGCAAAGCGTGCAAAAGCGCTTTGACATAAAAATGGCTGTAGGCTAATGGGCCGCAATGTGCGGCTGCGCTCTGCGAATCGTGGCAACGGCAACAATGCCTTCAACGTGAACTCCAGCGGCAACGTCAACAACTGGAACGCGATCAACGCGAATCGCTGCGCCCCGGATTGGACGGCAGCACGCCCACAAAAGCCCCTGCATAGCAGAGGCCGGGCAAAAACTGCCGTGCAAGGAGCCGAGTGCCATGTCTGTCCTCTGGCAGACGAACAATATCAGCCGGACGTGGCCACCCTGCGGGGTGTTGACCGCTATCACCCGGCAGATCCTTGCGAGGAGAGCTGAAAAAATCAGTGCAAGAAGAAGAAATAATAATCGGGTTCGATGCCCTGTATAATTCCGAGGGCAAGTGCGCCAAAGGCGTGTGCCGCAAGGCAAGCGTTGGACGGTTTCACCTGTTTCGGATGGACGAGATCCTGAAACTCCAAAAGGAGCTCGCGACAGGTACATACAAGGCACGGCCAACAATCAAAGTTAGAATCACCTATCCCAAGCCCCGCACAGCGGTTGCGAATGGCTTTCGGGATAGGGTATACCAGCGCTCTCTCAACGACAATGCTGTTTATCCAGCAATGACACGGAGTTTCATCCGGCAAAACGCGGCCTGTCAGACCGGCAAAGGTACCGACTGGGCGCGCAAGCAGGTCAAGCTCATGATGGAGCGCGAATACCGGCAACACGGCGCTGATGGCTATGTGCTGTTGGTAGATATCCGGCACTATTACGACACGATGCCCCATGACGTGGCAAACCGCTGCTTTGAGCGGCATCTGCCGCCAAGTGTGCATAACCGCGTGCGTGAGGTGCTGGATCGTCAATATACCGGCGAGGCCGGTTATAATCCGGGCAGCCAGATGGTGCAGCTTGCCGGGATCTCGGTGCCCGACCCCATAGATCACTACATCAAGGAGCGCCTGCGGGCGAAAAAGTACGTCCGTTTTATGGATGATAGCCTCATCATCCACCACGACAAGGCACGGCTTGAGGAGTGGCGGGAGGCGATCCGCGCCCGGTACGCTGCCGATGGCATGGAGCTGCACCCGACCAAGACCAAGATCGTCAGGCTAAAGGATGGATTCCGTTTTCTAGGTTTCATCTACCGCTTGACCCCGGCGGGCAAGGTCGTTATGACCGTTGACCCGCAGAACGTCAAGGCCGAGCGCAAGCGCCTGTTTCGGCTTGCCCAGCTCATCAAGGCAGGAGAGAAACCGGCATCTGCCCTGTATGAGCAGTATGGATCATGGAAAGCCCATGCCGCTAAAGGCAACTCCAAAAAGCTGCTGCAGCGCATGGATCAATATGTTAAAACTCTGCTGGAGGGGATAACGACATGAAAATTGTTCGCAACACTGGCGGCATCAAGACCGCCGCCGAAAACGAGAACCGGGACGCGGATTTGGCACAGATCTCGTCTATGGTGGATTTCCTGTGCATTCTGGCCGATGTGCCCATTGAGGACGAGGCCGCAGACAAGGAGGGCATGAGCCATGAGTGATAAGCACAGCGCGATCTTTGGCAAAGCGAAAGACGAGTACGAGGCAGGCCGCTGGTCTAAGGCTATGCTGCGCATCCTTGTGCAGCGCAAGCCCCAGCGCCTGACCGTAGAAGAGTACGAAGAGATCACCGGCGAAAAGTATTAAGGAGCAGAACATGAGACCTATCATGGACGTTTCCCGCTGGCAGGGCAACATCGACTGGGGCAAGGTCAAGGCAAGCGGCCTTGTCTCCGGTGTGATGCTGCGGGCGCTGGGCAACAGCGCGAAAGACGCGCCCAGCAAGCCGTACATCGACCCCACCTTTGAGCGCAACTATCGCGAGTGCCAGCGGCTGGGCATCCCCTGCGGCGTGTACTACTACTGCAAGGCAACCGGTACGGAAGAGGCTGACGCAGAGCTTGCCCTGCTGCGCAAGGTGCTGACCGGCAAGACAGTGCAGCTGCCGGTGGCGGTTGACATTGAGGACAAGTATGTGCAAGCGCCGCTCGACAAGCAGACCCTGACGGACATTGCCGCCCATGCGCTTGCCACGGTGGAGCGCTGGGGCTTTTACGCCATGCTATACACCGGGCTTTACTTTGGCCGTGATAACCTGTACATGACCGGCGCTGCGCTCAAGCCTTATGACGTGTGGCTGGCAGCATACCGCAGCAAAAAGCCTGAACCGGGCTGGTCGTTCGGCTTGTGGCAGTACACCAGCAAGGGCAAGATTCCCGGTGTTGTGGACGCGATACCGGGCAAGATTTCCGGCGTGGACTTGTCTGTGCCCTACAAGGACTATGCCAAAATTATCGCAAAGAAGGGTTTGACCCGTCTTCGGGAGGGCAAATGACCGAAAAAGAAGCTTTGCTGTGGGTGCTGGGCATCTTGGGCAGCCTGTGCGCCGCTGCCATCACGATCGACAAGGTGCTGGAAATCATCCATAAGTACGTCAAGAAGGCACAGGAGCCGGACAACGCGCAGAACAAGCGGCTGGATGAGCTGGACAAGCGCATCGGCACCTTGGAACAGGGGCAGCTCCAGCATACACAAGCCCTTGCAAGAGACCTCCGGCGATTCGACGGCATTGACGAAGAAATGCGACTTGTCCTCGTTGGCGTGCAGAACCTTTTGGACGCGCAACTATCCGGCAACAATCGGGAAAGTATGCTAAAAAGCAAGACCGACATTAACAATTACCTGCTGAAAGGAGTAACCAATCATGGAAGCAATCCTTAACACCATTCTTACCCCGCTGCCCGCATGGCTGGCGCTTGTACTCATTGTTGTGGGTGCTGTGTCGCTTGCGCTGGGGCTTATCCGTCTGGGCTACGGTGCCGCGGTCAAGACGCTTGTGCTTGACCTGATCGAACAGGCAGAACATGAGATTCAGGGCACCAAGCGCGGCGCAGAGCGCAAGGCGTGGTGCGTCAAGATGCTGCGCCACTACCTGAACAACAGCCGGTGGGGCAGGCTGGTCAGCTGGGCAATCACCGAAGAGACCATGAGCAAAGTGATTCAGTTTTTCTTTGACCGGGCAAGAGCAGCCCTGCAAAAGCAGTAAGGAACGCACCGTGGAAATAAAAAACTTTTTGGTTGCAGAATTTATTTCTATTTTTGCACAGCTTTTGCTATTTACGCCCTTCTTTTTTATATGGAAAAGCGATTGCAAATCTATTGGAAAAGAAAATCTTGCGGTTCCCCTCAAAACCCGGTTTTTATACTGGTGCATTTTCTTCCCATTCTGGGCTATCCCGCTTATTTCTCGCTGAAAGGAGTATATCATGGCAAGCACTACATACCGCCATCTCGGTGACGCCACCGGGATGTACGCCGCACAAGAGCAATTTCGTGGCATCACGAAACTGGTGACAAAACGTCACCAGTTTGCCGTCATTGGCAGTATGGTGCGCAACGCCGGACAGCTGCCGCAGCCCTTCTGGCTCGGTTCTGCCTGTGGCGGCGGCTCGTGTAGTGCTGCCCGCTGCGCTGCAAGGACTTGACCGACAGAGGATGATCGCCGCCATCAAAAGCGCACCGCTTGGGAGGGTTGACCGTAAGATAGCCTTACTACGGTACGTTGAGCGGCTCCCGCTGCCGGACATTGCAGCGCAGACACATTACAGCCGGACGGCGGTAGGCTACCGGCTGAAAGTTATTGATGAAAAGCTAGACGAAAGGAGCTCACCGTGAACCTCGAAAATGTTCCGACCGCCAATCTTATTACAGAGCTTCGCAAACGCGAGGGCGTGGAAACGACTGTTGTCGAGCCCTATCAGGACGCAGCGGTCAGCGTCAACGGCCCCGCACTGGTTCTTGTCGTAACAGATTGATTGTGGTAAAATAACATCAACAAATCCACCCGGCCTCTCGAAGAAGCACAAGAGGGCGGATATCTGAAATCCCCTGCTTTGCCGAAGCCCTGCGTGCCACGCGGGGTACTTTGTAGGCAAAGTGTGGGATTTTGTTTTATTTGCACTAGTTTTGTCGAAACCCTTGCCTTGCAAGCAGAAACGTGATATTTTAGTTTTGCTTCCAATGCGAAGTCCTTTAATAGTTAAGCGCTCATGCGGTTTTTCCGTGTGGGCGCTTTTCTTTTTTGTCCTTCGTTGTACCTTCGTTGTCCTTTGTTTTTTGCCGATGCGGTACACTGAGAGCACAAGGAGGGATGTTTTATGAGCTATTATCCGACACCCGGAACACCCTACGTTCCGCAGCAGCCTGTCAATCCTTACGGCGGCATGGGCGCAGTCGGGCTTGCCACTCCCCTGCCGAACACACAGATGCAACAGGCACAGCCGCAGCGTCCGCAGCCGATGAATGGGCAGCAGCCTGTTCAGCAGTCGGCACAGGACGGAGGTTGGTTACTCGGCAGACCTGTTTCCAGCAGGGAAGAATTTCTGGCTATACCGTCAGACCTGTACGGCAGACCGACCTATTGCCCGGACTTGCGCAGTGGCGTGATCTACTGCAAGCGGCTCAACCCGGACACCTGTGAATCCTATGTACAAGAGTTTTACAGCCCGGAAGCATGGCGACAGATGCAAGCACAACAGGCGCAGCAGACCGCTGCACCGACACAGCAGTATGTGCCTATTGAGCAGTACAATGCCCTTGTCCACCGACTGGATGAACTGGAAAAATGGCAGAAGAGCTTTTCTAAGCCCGCTACCGCAGCGAAGAAAGGAGAATAAGCGATGCCCTCTCCATTTGATATGATTACTCACAGCCCTATCATGCAGCTTGCAAATCTGGCTCGTGCCGGGCAAAACCCGATGGGGCTTATCCAGCAGTTGGGTGGGCAGAGCGCACCCATCATGCAGGGGCTGAACCTGATTCAGGGAAAGAACGAATCACAGCTCCGGACGATGGCGCAGAACCTCGCCAAAGAGCGCGGCATCGACCTGAACCAGCTGGCAAGCGTCCTGAATTTGACGCTTCCGAAGTGAGGAGGCTTTACAATGGATGATTTTGAAAACAGCCATCCAGAAAAAGATTTTGACATCAACAATCTGTGTGGCAATGACAAAATATGGATTCCTTTAATGCTCGGATTGATTTTCGGCGCTGTCAGCAAAACGTGGGACGACCCGAAAGATAAAAAAGACAATCCTCCAAGCTGACTTAACAATCCCCAAATAATCATCCCTCTAAGCGAAACGCTTCTCAGTTTTTGCGGACTTGACAAAAACCGCATTTGTTTGGCTTCGCCCATCGCATACGGCGGTGGGATAGCATAACGCAAAACTGAAAGGAGTTTTGTTATGGACGATTTTGCAACTGGCTATCTGGCTGGGCAGGACGGCGGCAATAACAACAGCGGATTCTTCGGCAACGAAGGTCTGTGGGCGGTTATCATCCTCGCCATCATCTTCGGCTGGGGCGCAAACGGCTATGGCCGCAACGGCGGCGACAACGGCATGAACGCCTACATCCCCTATCTGGTCGGCACCGGAGCAAGCGGTCAGGGCGGTGCGGACACCCGCGCAGCTCTGTCTGAGGGCTTCTACCAGCAGGACACCTCCCGCTCTCTGGCGGGTATCCAGAGCGGTATCTGCTCTCTGGGCTATGACCAGCTGGCGCAGATCAATGGCATCAACGCCAACATTGCGAACGGCTTTGCTGGCGTGAACAGCGCCATCTGTCAGCTTGGCTACCAGAACGCACAGCTCGTGAACGGTCTGGAACGCAGCGTGTCCAATGGCGACAACGCCATCAACCTTGCCATCATGCAGGAGGGCAACGCACGGCAGGCTGGCCAGACCGCACTTGCCACGCAGCTGGCATCTTGCTGCTGCGAGAACAAGCAGCTGATCGGCGACCTGAAGTACACCATCGCAACGGAGGACTGCGCTACCCGTCAGGCTATCGCAGACAACGCCCGCGCAGTTATCGACAACTGCAACGCCAACTTCCGCAGCATGATGGACTACTTCACGCAGGATAAGATCGCCACTCTGACCGCTGAGAACCAGAACCTCAAGTTCGCCGCTTCTCAGGATCGTCAGAATGCGCTTCTGACCACCGTGATGTCCCAGCAGACTGATACCATCCTGAACCGGGTCAACCCTCGTCCGATTCCCGCTTATCAGGTGGCAAACCCTAACGTGGGCGTGAACTGCTGCGGCTGCTGCTAACCAACACACTCCCCGATAACACCGGGTGAACCATCGGGGCAGGGGTAAGACACCTCTGCCCCTGATTTTTTAGGAGGAAAACATTATGGCTTGCAAAACAAGCTGCAAACTCTGCTCTCACTTGGTCATCAGTCAGGCGGTCACGTTCGCCAACGATACGCTGACCATCAATATCCCTGCTGGCGCATACCAGAACGGAGAGAAGTATTGCATCGTGGTTGCCCAGAGCATCCCGGACACGACCACCATCAACGCCCCTGTTGTCATTACCATCGGCGCAGGTACGACCGCATACCCTCTGACCGACTGCAACTGCGCTCAGGCAACCGCTGAGAGCATCCACACCCGCACCCGCTATGCTACTCGTGTGGCAACGTCTGCGACCGGCACCGGCACGTTCAAATATCTTGGCTGCTTCTGCCGCTCACACGCTGGCGCGCCCGCGTCCATTTCTTGAGGAGGTATAGATTATGGGCAAGACTAATTTTCGCCGCATGATGATGCTCCGTGACCACGACAAAGACCGTGAGCCAGAACGTGACCGCCTTGAGGAAGAGCGTGACCGCAGGGAGCGTGAGATGGAACGCCGTCTGCGTAAGCTTGAAGGTGGCAACGACCGCTATCCCTATTATCCGCAGGAGGAGAACCGCTACATTGACCCATACCCCATCCCCCGCTACCCTGACGTAGAGTATGGACGCAAGATGCCGCAAATCGGCTTCTCACAAAACGGCGACTGGGATAAGCGGTCGGGACAGTACGAACGTGGCGGCGCAGACAGCCGCTCCATCAAGATGCCACGCCAGCACCTCACCCACGATGAAGCGGAGGAATGGTGCGACAGCATGGTGAACGCTGATGGCACGAAAGGCTGTCACTGGACGCTGGAACAGACACAGGATGTTGCCAAGCAGCGCAATATCACCTGCGACCCAAACGATTTCTGGGCAGTCATGAACATGATGTACTCGGATTATTGTCAGGTCGCAAAGCGTCAGTCCGTTGACACTCCGGGCTTCTACGCTGACATGGCAAAGGCGTTCCTCGAAGACGCAGATGCCGCAGATGGCAAGGCATATCTCTACTGGGATTGCATTGCTGATAAGTAAAGCAGAACCCCTGTGCGGTCATTACGACTACACAGGGGTTTACTATTGAAAAAGCTAGGTGGGGTGACGATTCCCACATCTCCTAACGATGGGCGATAGCTGCCTGTTCTATCCTCTAGCGTTTTCCTTATTCCCAAAGTACAGATTTTGCTTTTATATCAAATAATTCTTGCGGATGGAATACAAGGCTCTTGTCGAGTTCCACAACGCCAACGATGGAGAATTTGCCGGGAACTTCTCGTTCGATTTTCGCTTTTGCTTCTTCTTTGCTGTTTGCAAATAACACGAACGGAGCTTGAAAGTGTCTGCATTTTTTGTCATCATCGTACTGGATTTTGACCCAATAGAAATTTTCCATATATTGCTCCTTTGCTATCTCAATATTTTACAGGCGGTTCAGGCAACGGCATCCAGTATGTAATATTGTGAGGTTTTCCGTTTTTATCTCGCCATTCACCAAAGTCTTGCTCATATCCAACAATGTCAACATCAAATTCGTCTGGGCTAA